TAAGAGCCGAAAGACTTAAAAAATAAAGTTATTGAATCGGTTAAATCTCTCGATAAGTCGGAAGGTATTTCCAACGTTGATCATGCAGATTTAATTGCTAGAATTAACGAAAAGTTTCCTAACAATGACTTTAAGCTCAAAGAAACTTACATTGAATTACCGGACAAAAAGAAGAATGCATTTATCAAATCGATCAGTGAAAATTTTGGGATTAAGGAACAACAAGATACTCCAAAAAGTCACGCTCAACTAAACAAAAATGATTTGATCACGCCGAATAATACTAAGAAATTATTACAAACATTTACCAGAGAATATGGGGATGCCCCAGTTTTAAAAGAATTTGCTGATGTTTTAGAAAAAAACAAAGGTCAAATACCTATTAGTCGTTTAGATAAGATTGCTAAAACGTTAAATAAATCCATAGATAACAATACTAACCAACCGTTCTTTACAAAGAAATCTAAAGAAGATTTTGCTAGAGCTTTAGAATTAGATATGGAGCAAAACCTAAAGGAAAAACAAAAATATTTAGGTAAAGACATGTCTGCTGATTGGAAAAAAAGCAAAGAGATGATGCATGATCTTTTGACGGATTATCCCTACGAAAATCAACAAAAACTTAAAGACACTGCATATGATTTGGACAACAGTAAAAAAAATCGATTAGTAGCTGAAGAATATTTTGGGACTAAGAAAAACGAAAAAGGACAAAACGTCTTAAATGATAAAGGGGAAAAACCTCTAACTGAATTAGCGAGTCCGGATGCACAAAAACAATGGTTACAAGAATATATGCATTCAATGGGATTTAACTCTGACGAAAAGGGTTTTTCGCCTAACAAATTCTATAATAAATACGGTGCTATGCAAGAGCCAATGCAGAAAAAGTTGACCGAATCACACGGTTCTCACGGTACTTCAAAACTAAATTTGGAAGAATTAATGAACCTAAATGAGGCTCACAAGGGAGCAGTGCGGGAAAAACTGAATACTTCTGGAACAGAAGGTTCGCGTCAAATTAATGAAACGTTGGGCGCTCTAGGCGGATTGCTTACCAATCCAGAAAAAAGCTTGAAAACGCTGGGTACATCTGCAGCGAAACAATTAATTTCCGATTCTTTACTATATAATAAAGAGGGGGTAAACGAACTGACGCGACGACCCAAAGCCAAGGATTACTTACCAAATAAAGGTGATGTGGTTGAAACTTTACGAGTTGCTAGAAACCCTGGGACTAGACTTGATAGAAAAAGTAAAGATATCCCTGGCACCGAAGAAGATAATGGGAAAAATTTAGCGGAGATGTTAGATGAATTATTTTAAAAAATATTGGTATTGGCTTTATGGGGTAGCCGCAATTCTTATTATGTTTTGGATTATAAATTCTGACGTAAAAACAATGACCGATAACTTCGATGAAGCGTTTAATTTTGTCGTAAAAAACGAGGGGGGATACGCTGATGATGACGATGATAAAGGGGGTGAAACCTTCATGGGCATCTCAAAAGCAACCTATCCTTCCCTAGACATAAAAAAATTAACGATTGATCAAGTTAAAGATATATACAAAAAAGATTTCTGGAACGCCTCGTTTATCCCTGCCATCGGACATCGCGAACTCTCAATATACCTATTTGATTGGATGGTACTGTGCGGGGAAGGCCAATTGTCCGTGATATTTCAAAGAGCAATAAACGCAACGGGCAACTCAATTTTTATTGATGGAGAAATTGGAAAACAAACCCTGACAGCGTATAAAAAAATCAATAATCACGAGGGGTTTCTGTGGGTTTTAAGAGCTGAAATGATAAGTTATTTTTACGATATTTGCAAAAACGATCCGTCTCAAAAGAAATTTTTAAAAGGTTGGATTGCTCGAGTATTTAAAAAAATATAACTTATAATTTAACCCATATTACCTTATAATTATTCCATAATAATAACAATAAATATAAGGTTTTTTAAATGGATTATACCCACGTCCTACCCCAAACCATTGGTACGAATTATGGCACAACCGGTGATGGCGTCATCCTTGGAACTGTTTTCCCACATGTTTTGAGCGGTTCCGCCTACTACACGTATGCCCACGAAATTACATATGCCATTCAGCGCGATGAGTGGACAACTCCACCAACAGTGAGCTGGGTGCCGATCCAAGCTCAATTAAATGCTTCCACAGCGGTTCAAATGTTCACCTGCTTGGCTACTCCTCCTTCCGGAACGACTGATCCCACCCCAATTCCACAAATGTACTATGCTGTGCGTGACGGTGTTACTGGATTCACGTTTAATGTGACCACTGCATTGGTTGGAAGTGTTATTTTTAAAGCTGAATATTATACCTCTGCAGGCTGGGCAATCCTCACAACGGCTGTGTTTTCGAATAACTTTATGACTGCGACTGGTTTAAGTACTATCACGTTTACCCCTCCATCTAACTGGATTACAAGTACGATTGGATACGCAACACCGCCTGAAAAATGGTTGAGGTTAAGTTTTGTAGGCACCCCAACAATCACAACCCCTGTTACAGTAACTGGAGGTTGGGAAACAACAACAGCGCTGGCTCCTTCAATTGGGGGTACAACAAACGTTCCTTTCTATAACCCATATAAGAATTTACTACCTGCAACCGGAGACACATTATATTTAGGATCAACGGATCAACCCTACGGATTTGTAATTACATATCAAACCCCGCTCAGCAGTGGAAACGTCACATATAATTATATGAAAGCGAACGGTACGGTTGCAACGTTAACACCAATTTCTGATACTTCAAATGGTTTCACCGCGTCCAACAACCAATCATATCGGAAAAATACTTTAACTTCGACAGGGACAACTGCAAGCATAGCAGGTGATAGTGCAATTTCAGCGAATGGGTATGCAACAGGAACTATAACAAACGTTCCTACTTCTTCCTTGTATGCGGTTACACTTGGGCTTTCAGCAGCAAAAACGGGCACCATGACGTATGCCATTCGCGCGTATTGGAATGGAACGGCAGCGGCGTACCAAATTCTTCACAACGGAACAGCAGTATTTACTTCAACACGTTCAGTCGCAGCGAATGACAAATTAACAGTGATGAAATACAACGATAATATTTACTTTATGGTGAACGATATAAATATTGATCCTTCGTTATCAATGCCTGACACGAACGCACTATTATATGGAGTTGTACAAACTCCAACAACTGGAACGATTGTCGAAAATTATAATCTTGTGGACTGGAGCGGAAGGAAAGCCGTACCAGTATTGTTAGCATTTACGACTCCAACAAATTTCACTACTTTTGCAACTCAGACAACTGGACTTTTCCCTTGCAATTATTACATCCAGTTCTTGCCACCAACTGATTTTGCATCTGTACCGGCTTCCTTAAGTCCACTTGCAGTTAACGGTTATGTCATCGGAATTGTTTCACACCCACCTGCAGGCGTTTCAACTCCAGTTCAGTTAATGGATCAAAAAATGCTAACGGTCGGAGGAGCTGGCAACATATTCTTCCCAACAGGTAGCCAAACGATTGCTGACTTGATGAATATAAAAATTCAAAACGTTGCAAGCTACAGCGGTTCTGCTCAGTTTCTGTTATTGTTCGAGACCAGTGCTGGCAATACCACGCGTACCGTTACCTACGGATCATTAGCTACCGGGTCAAACATTTTGTCTAGCACGTTCCCGAACTCTGGAATGACAGGAATTATTATTGTTCAAGTTGCTGGGGACGCCTCCTGGAACGTTGGGTCACCCGCCTACATTACACTTTCAACTTAGGAGGTGAAAAATGGATAGTTTAGATCCTAGCAAACATAATAATTTTACCCCTTTTATAACTCTGACAGCAGAGGAATACGAGGCTGTTAAATACAAAATACCAGCGGGACTCATCGTCATTTTGACTGATGGGTCAAGCCCAATGGCAATTAACGGTGCATTAATCCCCTCCTCAGGAGGGGTTATCACATTAGATGAAACGTTTATAACTACAACTGACGAAACTGCTAATCTTCCGAACTCTACGAATCTTGGGGCAATCGGTACTACAGGGAATAACGTTTTAATTTCGACAATTGCTACGGGAGAATCAACCCTTTCCGCTGTTGCTATTCCCACAACGGGGTTGTTAACTGCAACTTCAGGAAACGGACTTCAATTTACAAATAACTATGTGACTGGAAACCAACCCTTAACGTTTAATAGCGGTACTTCACCACATAACATTACGGCAAATACGCTTGCATTGACCGGTGCGCAAACGATTTCCTCAACTCTTTCAGTAGGGGGAACCTCAACGTTAGCGGGTGTTTCGGCAACGACTGTTTCCACAAGTGGGGCAATTTCAAGCGGTGGATTGCTCACAGCAGCGAGTGGTTTTACTCAATCATCTGGAGCGCACAATGTCACTACGGGCAACACTGCATCTACTATTAGCACAGGAACTGCAGCATTAAATATTACTGCTTCGACATTAGCATTGACCGGAAATGAAACTGTATCCGGAACGTTATCGAGTGCAGGGCTTACGACAACAAATGGTTTTACTCAATCAGGAGGGAATTGGTCGCAAACCGCAGGAAATCACACCTATTCTAACAACACCGGAGCGGTATTATTCACTGCTCAAACTGTTGATTTGATTGGTACAGCGGTTGGAATTCAAGGACAATTTACAGTTAATGGTTCTTCAATTTTAGCTGGAACGTCAGTTACAACTTTATCAGCAAGTGGGGCGGTAACTTCTGGTGGACTGTTAACGGGTTCAAGTGGGTTCAACCTTCAATCTACAGGTACAATTTCGACTATTAACTGCGGAAGTAATGCGTTAAACGTTACGACTTCAAATTTAAACGTTACAGGAAGTGGTACCTTTTCCGGTACACTTAGTGCGGGTTCGGTAACATTTACAACTTTAAACGCAACCAATATTACCGCATCTGGAACGCTGGGGGTAAGCGGAACGTCGACTTTAGCAGGTGTTAATGCGACTTCTGTTTCGACAACCGGAAGTATTACCTCGGGTACAACCCTTACAGCTTCCAATGGATTTGTTCAAAGTGCAGGCTCTCACAATGTTACTACGGGAAACACTGCTTCAACCATTAGCACGGGTACAGCAGCTCTTAATATAACTGCATCGACCCTAGCATTAACCGGTAATGAGACCATTTCCGGAACGCTAGGTGTGACGGGCACGGCAACCATGGGTACGGTGAACGCTACATCAGTATCTACCAGTGGGGCTATTTCTGCTGGATCGACCCTTACAGCTTCGAATGGATTTGTTCAAAGTGCAGGAAGTTTTAGTGTAGTTACCGGCAATAATACAGCCTCAATAAACACCGGAAGTGCCGATTTAAATATTTCCGTTAATACTTTAACTTTAACCGGAAAACAAACCATCTCCGGAACGCTTGGTGTTTCATCGACTGCTACATTTGCAGGAATTGTAGGAACATCACTTTCAGTTTCAAATGGCTTGGCTCAAACTGGTGGAGCTTTAAGTTTAGTAACTGGCGGTGCTGGAGGAGTAATTAATACGGGAGCTGCAGCATTAGCCCTTACTGCAGGTTCAGTAAACATGAGTGCAGCAGCAAGTATTGTAGGCACTCTTACAGTAGGCGGAATTCAAAACTCTGCATACAATCAAGGTGCCGGTTCATTCTTATACTTTGTGAACAACGGATCATTCACTGTTAACGCTTTGGGGACGGGATCGATCGTATTAAATTCACCGATTGTATCAATGCCTTCGTTGACTTCAAGCACGGGTACTAACATAGTAGCAAGCGGAACGAACCTTTATCTTCAGACTTCAAGTCGAGACTTTAAAGACAATATCGTTGACACTACTATTGATACGTCTAAAGTATTTGATTTGAGGACTGTTGATTATCAATACAAAGCGACAGGGCAAAAATCTTTTGGTTTTATTGCTGAAGAGGTTGCGGAAGTTCTTCCCGATTTAGTACACTACGAAGAAGACAAACCATTTTCAATAAACTATAGTCTTTTAAGTGTTCTGCTGTTAGAAGAGCTAAAAAAAGTAAAAACAGAATTAAAAAGTTTAACCCAAAAAATTAACTCTATGTAAGATGATCACAGATAAATTTGAACATGTCGCCCCGAAAGGATTACTCTCGATCGGGGTTAAATACAAAATCTTTAACGAATGTCACAATGAAGATGCGAAGATGTGTCCATTTGTAATTATGACGTTACTTCCAGAATTGGATTTAGATATTACGATTGGGCACTTCATGCGTATATTATTTATCATGGAGTGTATGTACCAGCACACGCACAAAAAACCATTGATCAAAGATAACTTCGTGTTCACAGAAAATGGGGTGGAGCTTACAATATTTAGGCGTTACACTGCACCGTTAGGGAAAAGCATTTCGACATTAATTACGCGCGGTACTATCAATAATATTAAGTTTCTACAACAATCTAATTTTTGGGAAGTGAACATGGATAAGAACGACCTCGAATATGTAAAAAAGTTTTTAAAAATGTTTAGAAAATATCACCCGTCTGCCCTTTTAATCCAGATTCAAACTTCAAAAATGTATAAAGAGTTAAGCGATCCAGAGACCTGGAGGCATGTTAAAGACCAGCATTTCCGTGAATTTGCGAAGGAATGGCTCAAACATTAAAAATTTATAGCTTCCATTAATTTTCATATGTGCTATAACTTATCTTTAAATAGAAATATTTACGTTATAGTTATAGCTTCCATAATTCCCATATGTGCTATAACTGTTCACCAAAAGAGCCCCGTATTCCGGGGCTTTTGCTCATTTTAAACTTTAAAATCGTCACTATTTTTTGTAGAAAAATCCTTTTAACACCTGTAGAATTTGTATACGTTTTAGAAAATCATAAGAAGGATAAGAAATGACAGAACATAACGATCCAAAAATAAATTTTTCATTCAAACTCATAGATCTATATACTATTTTAGAAAATTTGATTAGTTTAAACGACAGTGACTATGATGAAAATATTTCAAATTTTCTTAAAGAAATACATCTTCGATTAGGGGTTACAATTGCTACCCCAGTTATAGAAGAAATTCCTTTTTCGGTTGAGAAATATGCAGTGCAGCATGCTTTACCAGATTTAAGTGAATTTTACACAAAATTAATGAATATTACTGAACTAAAAACAAGTCTACTTCCCATCATTCCAAATAATGACATAACATATTTTCCATTTTACAAAGGTGAGAAAGATGAAACAAAACGACATTTAAGTGCTATTCAATTTCACGAAGCGCAAACATGGCGATTCACTTTAGAATTTTTACGTTGTATATATTTTATACTTAACAAACAAAAATTTTGTGATCCGTCAACGTTTAAAGATTCAATTTTGCAATGGTTATCTCATTTGAAAAAAAACTTAGTATGAGACTTCTAAAATACAAATAATACAATTAGGAAATAAGAAATGATTAAAAAATATTTATACGGGCGTGACGCCAGCATAGCCATGTTAAAAGGCATCCACACCCTTTTCCGTTCAGTCTCATCAACGTTCGGCCCATTGGGATCAGTCGTGTATTTGCCTGACGAAAGGGGCTATTTACACCCAACAAAAGACGGTGTGACAGTCGCTAAATCAATTGGTATTGCTGACCAATTCGAAGAGGTTGGGGCGCAATCTGTAAAAGAGGTCGCGCTTAAAACCGTTGATCGAGTGGGGGACGGAACAACTTCATCAGTTATATTCATCTATTCATTTTTGCTATCCTGTTTTGGAGTGAATTTGAACGAATTAAAAGACATTAACGATTGGGAGGAGATCGAAGCAATCTTGCGCGCTTCAACGGAAAAGCTTACCAAATCTGAAATTAAAGAGATTGAGGAGTGGAAAACATTTCTAATTAAATACTTAAAAGATTTAACTGTTGATGTAAAAGACGACCTGGAAGTTCTAGTAAAAATCGCGCGCACATCTGCTAACGGGGATGAGAAAATTGTCAATTTAATCCGGGATTCACTTGAAAAAATTGGCACGGACGCAAACTTTATTATCGAAAACTCTAATAATATTGAGTCTTCCATCGAAGCGACCGAAGGGGTATACCTACCCGTGGGCATGACTTCGCCATTCTACTCAACAGTACCGGGGAAAATCCTCTGTGAATTAGAGAACCCTTACGTTATTTTAACTGATTCAGAAATTGTGGGATGGACGGAAATAAAAGACATAGTTTTAGCAATTCTTAATGATCCCAAAGAGAAAAATCTTAAACAAAATGAGAAATACCGCCCACGTCCATTTGTTTTAATTTGTAAAGATATCTCCTTTGTTGCTGAAGGGGGGATGGTAACAAACATTAAAAAGTCCGGAGAATACTTCCGCACATGCTGTATTTCGTTGAAATCGTTAACAAAAGGATCGCACTATTCTGATTCGGATTTATTCGAGGATCTTAGTCAAGTATTTGGTGGACGTTTAATTTCAAAGAACCAAGGGTTAGAGCTTGGGCCACTAGCAGGGAAAAACTCTGCAAAAATACATGACCTTGGATCATGCGAACGCATAGTTGTGTCGAAAAACAAAACTATCATCTTCCCTAATCAAGAGAGAAAAGAAGTTTTGGTGAACTACGTTAACAAAATCAAAGACATCGAATCTAAATCTAATACAGTTGAAGAAAAGCGATACCATGCCAGCAGATGGAAACGAATTTCATCCGGAGTGGCGATAATTACCCTTGGCGCACCCAATCAACAGTCAGCGGTGGAAATGAGAGACCGCCTCGACGATGCGATTTGCGCGGTTCAATCCGCAAGAGAAAACGGTGCATTGCCTGGGGCATGTTCCGTCTATGGAAAATTGGCAGACTTATCTTTAATTCATACAATGGTTGAAGACGTTAATTTAAGTGCAAAACTTTCAGGTATTTTATGTAATTCATTCATGCAAATGATCCGTTGTTTGTTCCATGGTCACAAATTTAATGATGAAAGCCCGTGGAGCAGTTTCAATCGCGAATTATCCTACAAGGAATGGCTTGGCCCCAATTTAGCGACCGGCAAAGAAACAGTAAACGTTTGGGAAGAAGGCATTATCGATTCGGCTGATTCAATAGTTGAAACAATTTCTAACGGTTTAGATTTAGCAGCGCTTTTGCTTAGAACAGAAACGTTAATAGTTCCGGACTGGGAGGAAATGTTACGTTTGAAAAATTTAATGTCAGTTGGAAACCCGAACGGGCAACAACAACAAGGATAAAAAATGACTCCATGATTAAAGATATAAAGGCGTAAATGGTTGACGTTTATAAAAAAATATTCTAATATTTTGGTGAGGGTAAACTTTTCTTAGGTTATTCTCCTTTAAGGAAAAATCATGGGAGATAAGGGATAGAGTTAAATACTTTGTCCCTTATTTTTACACACAATCCTAATCATCTAGTCGATACGCTACCTTTTTTTCTTTTTCTACTTCTTCCCGAAACTCACTTAAGTATTTAAAAATGGTACTGCGATTTGAATTAAATTTCACAGCTATTTCAGAATAAGTAAAACCGGACTTTCTAAGTCTAATCATTCGTTCGGTGTCATAATTTGTAAAAACAGTAGGGCGTCCCCGAATTTTTCCCGTGGGGTTAGCAGCCCTTAACCCCTCCATCCGATCACGCTTCACATTCCACCACTTAAGATTTTTAAAGATATACACTAATTTTTTAGCTAACATCTTATACTTAATTTGTTCTGATGACCCTGAAGGGTTAACCTCAAACGTTAAATCTTCTTTGCAAATGTAGAGGTTAATTTTTTTATCATGTAATCGTTCGATCAATGCATAAAGCTCGTGAACACTTTTAACAATTATATCGATTGAAGAAATAAAAATCGAATCCCCCGCTTCTGCAAAAAACACTAATTCGTTAAATGTAGGGCGATCCGTTGTATTTTTAATATTATTTTCTTCAAAGACTTTGTTAACCTCTTTATTGATTAAATTCGGATTACTTTTAACGTATTCAGTAATGGTTTTAAGTTGTTCTTTGGCTTCGTTAGCCAATTTAGGACTTACCCTGACATAAGCAAAATTCAAATTCATTTAATGCTTACCTACCTCTAATATATTATTTTGATAAACCTTTACGGCTGCAACTTCTTCACACAAACTGGGTGTTAATTCTTTTAAAGAAATATTCGTAAAGTATATTTTTTTATAGGCCTTTGATCTACTGATCAACACTATTAAAGAGTTAATGTTACTTAAAGGGATTAAATTACGTATACATTTGTATACATTATTTATCGACAAACCTTTAATCTGGTTTAGTATTTTTTGCAGCTCACAATCCTCAACGTACACACTTAATAATGTTTTTGAACAAAATACTTCGTTTGGTTTTAAAACCAAATCTTTCATAACAACTTCTCCAAGTTAATTTAATTTACTATCTCTAAACTTAACCTACTCCAATATTTTGCGTTCATCAACTGAAAAATGCTATTTTCTGAAAATAATTTATTTAATATTATATAATTAATAAACACTCAACGTTTTAGACAGATTATACAGAGTAATAGAAAAACTTAGTTAAATTGATATATTGAAATAGAGGGGTTAATTTGACAGAAACTAGCTAAAAACAGCGTTTTGGAGGTCGTTTCGCCATACCTATAGACTAATTTTGTCAAAAAAAAACTATGTCTTTGTAGCGATGAAAAAACATAGTTTATGGGGGTGTTAAAAAAGAGGGTAAATAGGGTTAAAAAACTACTTTAATTTTTCCGTCGTTAACTTCATTAATTATTTCCCCCGAAGGATCAATTAAAAGAATAGTGTTTTTCATGCGCATGCAAATTTCTAAAGTTTGTTCATAATAGTCAGTTTCAAAAGGTAAGGAGGATTTTTGAAAAACAATAGTATCCTTACGATCGGGAGCTTGCGCTACGAGTTCACCAGGTTCGAGGGACGGTAAACCTTCAGAACTGAAAGAAATAAATTTTGAATGCAATACCATGTCAGCATTATCAATGTCATAATAGTTTAAAAGAAACTTTTGAAAAATTTCATGTTTTAACATCTTATGTTCTCGAACAGATTCGGGGTCATCCGCCATAAAAAAATGGGGTAAAAGGATGATGGGTGCACTGTTTTTTTTCGACATTGGGTTCTCCTGTTTGGGTTACATATATAAATATTGTCATAGTTTGAAAACAATTCATAATAAAAATACGTTTATATTTGAACTGGTTACAATGTGTAACCGATTGGGTTTTCACTTGATAATATTTTTTCAGAAATGTACCCTCCAACGGAGTAATAGATTTATTTGCACAAATAAGAGGTAGAGAATGGAAATTAAAGGCTGGCAGAAATTAAGCATCGGCGCAAATCTAAATGTGTTGAAAGAATATATCTTAGCAGTATCAATTAGTGTATTTGCTATAATAGTCATTAGCGCAATAAATATTATTGATAATTTTATAATTCACCCAAACTATAATTATTTGAGCTGGCTGAATGTTATATTTGCAGCCATGATTGTTAGTTATGTTCATTATAAAATTTTAAAACTCATACGCACAACACAAACAATTTTATTCGCGTACGAAACATACCAGAAGAAAGTGGATGAGATTTTAGAGAGAGAAAAAACTTCAAACGTTGATTAGACTATGTTACACTCGTATACGATTGTTTAGACAATTAAATTTTTCATTCGTTTTTTTTTAAGGCACTTCCTCTTGAGTGCCTTTTTTATTAAGTTATTCAAACATTAAGAAGTAAAAGGGTAATAAAGTGTAAGAGGTGTAAGCATGAGTAATATTTTACAATTAATAATCGAAGTACTATTGATAAGTGCCCTCTTAGGCTTAGTAAATGTACTTTGGGCATTAAATTCGCTTCTGCGTTTTGAATTAGAGAAAAGGATAGAAAATGAAAGAAGAAAAAACGATAGCGCAAAATAAAAAAACAAAAACTTTTAAAACAGTTGAGCCAGGTGTTGAAACAGCTTTCCTAACCAGTAAAAATATACCTGAGGGTTCATCAGGTAAACTGGAACTAACTAAAAAAATTGAAAATTTTGAAGATATAAATTCTGTTGCAACAATAGAACTGGACGAAAATGGACGGATTACATATTTAAAGGTAAAAAAAGGGGAAGAATCGCCTTTTATTTTAACGAAAAAAAACAATCAAATCTATTTACTAGAACGACCACGAATTCAATATCTTACCCCAACCCCTCAAATCGAACTGTTTCAAGAAAACATTACTAAATGTTTAAATCAAATGGACATATGTTTTAAATTAATATTGGTAGTGTGCATTTATTTTTTTGGACATTTCATGGCAGCCCATCCATTACCATCCCCTTACGGCATCCTAAACGCATGCAATTGTATATGTCTGATCATTATCGCTTGGAAGTGTTTTTTTGCCAATAAAAACGCCACACTTGATGAAGTTAAGAAGTTTTTTGAACAACATAGTAAGCCACAAAATGACTTGAATTAACCTTAAAAACGTATAAATTAGTATTATCAAAGAGAAGGGAAAGGTAACCAAATGCCTTCCGAAACGCAGCGTAAAACACAGTTTTACTTACAACTATTAAAAAATAAGGGATAATAACAATGTTGAATAAAAAACAATTACAAGCTGATTTTCTAAACACTTTCCCACGTGGTGATGGTGGATACTTAAGGATTCCATCTGGCAAACCTTGGGCAAAAGAAATAAATAAACTTAATTTTATTGTATCGCAGCAATATATATATTTTAATCAACGGTGGGAAAAGTTAATTAAATTATTTGAAGAATTTCTAGCTTCAATGGAATCAGAAGATAACCAGGGAGAAATAGGCGAAGCAGAACGTTACTGTATCATGTGGTGCAAAAAAATGATTGATATTTTCAAATTTGGGCTTGAACTTCAGCCTGAAATTGATGCAATGATTATTAATAAAAATATTTCCCCTGAAGCAGGTATTCGGAATGCGGTTAAACCCGATAACTTAAACGATAATTTGATTAGTGAATCTAAAATTATACATGGATATAAATTACTTTATGAAGCAGTAAAAATTTTTACTCGTATGGTGCATAGAGCGCAATGGGATTTAGATTACTTACAATTTTTGAAAGATGAGAAAACAGTTGTAGAAAATGATTCTAACGTGAAAAATCATCCTAAATATACTGAATTTTTACTATCAAAAGATAAAGATAGAGGCTTAGCAGAAAATTTGGATGAATATAATGAACTAATTTTAGAATGGGGAGTTGTCTACAATTCCAATAAAGAGGCAAGTAATGACTGAAGAAAAAGATTTGGTAAAAGAATTCGAAAAAAATAAACATTTAGCGCTCCAGCTTTTGGCTGAAATCGGCGCATGTAAAATAACCCCACTATCTTGCATTCCATTACAAGACTTTGAAAAATTCAAAAAACTTATTTTTTTACAGGTTTGGCTTAAGGAGAATAGGGATAAATACATACCCTTACATAATCATTCGGGATTCGAAGCGGGACGATTTTCAATTCACCTTATACACTTAGACAAGTGGATTGATGAAATGGTAAAAAGTGTTGTGATCTTAGAAAATCCGCACACTATTAATACGCATATTAAGGAAGAAACAGTGACAGAAGAGAACGATGCAGAACCATCTGAAAACAAAAGTCTACTTTTAAGAGAATCATTTTGGTGTAGAGAATTTAACAAAACAATCCTTAGCATTAGAAAGAAAATAGAAGACAAAAATTCTAAGTTTTACGAAGAACGTTACCAAATAAAAAATGATTTATTGACTTATGCTACCTCTAGTTGTTGGTCAGCTTTTAGATCTGATGTAGAAGGTAAATTATTGATTCACTGGTGCGAAAATACTTTGATTGTACTTGAGTTAGCTCATTTTTTTCCGGAATCTTTTGACCAATGTTTAAAATGCGTAACATATAATAAAAACTTTCAAAAACAAAGCGGTGTGGGTCACGCGGCGGAAGCTCAATACGCGTTTACAATGTTAATGGATTTAGATGGGAAATAAAAATGACTGATTGGCAACACAGAGTAAATACTATTTGGGATATTTTGGCGAATCCCGATCAACCCCCAATTAATTGGGAAGAACTGAATAAGACAATTCAAGTGTTAGAAAATGATTTAAAAGAAAATAACTTCGATGATTTACCTTCTAATCGAAAACCCTTTTTAGCTTTGTTTTGCGGGCACTTAATCCCTTTAACTACACTGATGATAAATGGAAACGGGTTGATTAAAAACGAGAGTGAATTAGAAGTTATACAAGAATTGTATAACAAAGCAAACGTGGCGTATGCGATGTTAAAATGTTGAAAAGTATTAAAAATATTAGTTTTGTGGGAGCCCTGAATGACTGATTGGAAATTGCAACTCGATGAAATATTAAAACTCATGGGTAATCTTAATGCAAATAGGAGTGAGGTTAAAGAGATAGTGGAGAAACTTCAACAGTTTTCAAAAAATTTAGAAGAGGGTAAATATACAAACCTTACTAAAGATGAAGTAAGAGGATTAAACGAATGGTGTAAAACCTTTGCACAATATTTACAGAGAGCAATTGCTCTTGGAGACATAAAGTATAATTAAACAATAAGGAATAGGTAAGATGAATGAAAAAGAAATTTTGGACAGGATGGAAGTTGTTTATCAATATATGCTCGACAATGCCGGGGAACCTTATTACTACGATGATTTAAAAAAAATGGTTTTAACGATTAACCAAGATTTAATCGACGAAAAAATTGTAGGCTTAACTCGTTTTCAAAAAATACATTTATTGAATTGGATTTGTAATTTGGTCAACGCGTGCGAATTTGCTTTAGTAATTTACGAAGATCCTAAAATGCATGATGAAAGGCGGGTAATGCTTGATGAAATGATAGACGATCTTTTGGAGCAATCGCGTAAGAATTTTAACTTGCTTAAGAACGCTAGGGAAAAATGATTAATCAAAAAGAACTACCACCAAAGATTAAACAAGTTTTAAAGCCAAAAATTGTTGAGCGGATGTTAGAAGTATATGCATTAATGAAAAAGGATTACAACCACCCTTATTATTATGATGATATAAAAAGTAAAGCTCTATCAATTGTCATCGACCTTCGTAAAGGAAAATTTGAGGGGTTATCAGACACCCTAAAAATACATTTAAATAATTGGGTTTACCAAATAGTTAATGCTTGTGAGGTGGCTATTTTGATTCGGGAAGAGACATTTGACGCGGAAGAACTTTTAAAGATTAAACAAAATATGCTTGATCTGCTGCAGGAATCACATAAAAACTTTAACCTCATCAAGAACGAAGAGGAACAAAATGACTGATAAAATTGACCTCAAAACATGTAATCGTTACCTAGGGGAATCCCCTTACAAACATGACATTTCTTTAGTAATAGAAAATACACTGTTGGTGTCAGTTAATAGTATTTTAAAAACTCAATATCAAAACATTATTTCAAACGTTGAAGATTTTGATAGAGAGATTTTATCACCGATTGACGAACATGCGAGGCCCATGGCATGGTTGCTGTATGGGTATGGGAATAAGAAACCAGAAAAACGACTTCTTTTTACCCAATTTTTCAATCATACAGTAAAACTTCTAAGGGAAGGTTGGATACTTGGAAAAGAAATCGGTCATACCATTGATGAAAACAATATTCCATGGGAGAGAATTCGCAAAATAAAAGGGTTATCTGACATGGGATATAACCTTGCCAAAGGTATTAAAACCATGGAAGAAAAATATTCTTTTGAAAAAAACATTTTTCCTCCGGTCGATCCTGAATTATTCAAATGGATAAATCAACTCACGCAGCCAGGATATGATCCACTACCCTAATTAATAAACAGTAAATACAATTAAAGAAAGTGATCAATGAAACAAAATAAAGATTTTTGGAACGGCTATATTTCAAATATGCTGAAAGAACAATTTAGTTTTTGGGATGGGAAACACGAATGGATTATGAAACTCGATAACATTTTACATTTATTTCACGCAAAAATTATTCAAAATTCTAGAAATTTCAACAAATATGCAGCCCCTCTTTACGAGTTAAAAGAGGAAGCAGAAAGTAAACTTAACGGTGATTCAAGCTTCAAGAGTAATGAAAGACTATTAATTCAATGGTGTAACCATATGATCAATGTCTTAAGTATGGGTGAAAAAATTGCTTTAAAACTTGGGAAAAAAATTAGGTATGGTTTAATAGATTACAACGATGGTATTTGGGATCTCGAACAAGAAATTGCATTCGCAAATCAATATATTTGGATGATGAGAATTGATAAGCGAAACGAAGATGTAAAGGATTAAAAATGGAAAGTAATAAAAACCCTAAAAGGATGATGGACTTGCCACCATATAAATTATTTCCCAATACGGAGTGGAGGCATGAAGTAAACGAGATTATTAAATTTCTGAACGAAAATTTTAATCTTACTTCTCAAAATATTACATTTCTAATAGAGTCAATAGATCGTTTACTTGATAAAGTAATAACATTAAAATATAACGATTTGCACCCCAAAGAAGGTGGACTATTACTTGCATGGGGTATCGCTTTAAAAACTTTTTTACGTGTAGTTAACCACCCAGTGTATCGGTTCTTAAACATTAAATGGAATAGTAAATTTTTTACTATGAGAGAGACTTATCATAAGGCTGTTGCATATTCATTATGGCTGCTAGCGCGCACGACCGCTATAGGATTATGTGAGAACGCAAAGTTTAGAAAGAAAGAAACCGATAAACCAAAAGAAGATGTGATGGAAGCATGAATGACCGATTTATGTAAAAGACTTAAAAAAAGGGAGGGTAAATAATGGATAACTTATATATTTATAAAAAAATTGATGAATTAATACGTAATTCAAACAAAATATTGGATGTGGATGTGTTTGACTGTATGTGTCCTCTATCCCTATCATATATTGGGATTAACCTTTTAGATGGGAGTGGGTTCAAAACTATATTTGAAGAAGTGAAAGATAAGCTTAATGCCAGAATCGAGGTCAAGTATGCTCCTAAAACTAAATATGACGTTCAGGAAGGCGCATACAGATTTATGGCGGGACATTCTACATGTGAACACACACCTTTTAACGCATTGAAAAAATATGCGTACGAAAAGGGTAAGGATTACTCACAAATTTTAAGAGCAGGTTCAATATTAGTACGAGACTATTACCTGGAAAAACACTCAGAGATTAAGGAATAACTATGAAAAAAGAACTACACGAGGCTGACTATACTTTTATTTTCTCACCCAATACAGGTTGGAGGAAAGATCTAAATTTATTATTAAAAGATTGGCTTTGTTCATCAAATGCTGAACTGAATGAGAAAGTGAATGAGTTTTTAAACAAGATTAAAAATAAAGAATTTGGGAAAGAATCAATCGAATGTCCTTATGACATTTTAACAGAATGGTCTGAAAACTCATTAATTTGTATAAAGCATTTAGCCCAGAGAAGGATAACTGGTCAACCAAATATTAGTATTTTGGAAGAAGTTGCAAAGGCACACGTGAGTGCAAGTGAAGCTTTTCTACGGCTCCAAGAATGTTACAAACCAGAAATTAAATATTTTGCGTAATATAACAATGAAATATAAAGGAATAACCATTGACAAGGAACTATTTCGGATCGATTATATTTTTCAATTCACACAAAATACGGGGTGGAGAAAAGATCTGAATGCATTATTAAAAGAATGGGTTAACGTATCCAACGCTGAATTGTTTGAGAAAGTGACGGGGTTTTTAAACAAGATTAAAAATAAAGAATATAAGAACGAACCTACCGAATTCCCATATGACATTTTAACAGAATGGGCTGAAAATTCCTTGATATGGTTAAAGCATTTAGTCGAGAGAGATAAAACTGGTGAACCCAATATTAATGGTTTGGAAGAATTTGTAAACGCATCAAGCCGGGCAGGAAATGCATTTCGATACCTGCAAGAATTTTATGAAATAGAAAAGTTATATATTTGAATGGAACCAATGATTAAACAATTTGAACCTTTATTGCCAGATATCGGTTGGCGCCATGAAGTAAATAACATAAGAATTCTTTACAAGAATAGTAATGATTATGATTTTTTCCTTTCAAAGGTTCATAAACTTATGCTCGATGTTAAACACCATAGGATTAAAAAGCTTTCAAACTATGAAAGAACTAATTTAAAGGAATGGGGGGAAAACTGGATGCGTATCTGGACTTTCCTTAAAAATAACGATTACATGACCACACATCCTGACATTTATAGGTTAGATTATTGGCAATACTGTGCAAATATGGCTTGTACGAACTTGTTAAATTTAAATCCTAAAAAGCCACATCATATTGTGCAACGTTTAGAAGATGTTTATACCTATTGGCATGCCCCGAAAGTAACAGCGTGGTCATTTGAAAGGGTAAAAAATAAAATTTTAAGAGTTCAGATTGACAGAGGCAATGGCGTTATTCCACGCCTTTCTCCCAAGCAGAAATCCTTCTTAGTAAAATGGTGTCAATTGATGAATCTTTGTTGTGACATGGGAATTCAATTATGTTTCATAATCAAGGAAGAAAAATATTGTTTTGAAGATATACTTAAATTAGGAATTAAAAGTCGAACTGTTTCGTCTGTAAAATGTGAGATACGTGAAAGAATAGAAGCTAATTATCACAAGTCACTCGATGTGCTTACAGAATTAAAAGAGTTGGATTCTAATCAAGATATTGTCCCGACGTCATAAATATTAATTGAGGAATAGTTGTGAATACAGATAATATTATACAACGTTTAGAAGAAATATATAAGTATTGGCATGAACCAAAGGTAACAAGTTGGGCATTTGGAAGGGTAAAGAGTGAAATTTTAAATTTTCAGGTTGATTTAGGCAATGGCGTTATTACCCCACTATCTAGCGACCCTGATAGGTTATTATTTAAATGGATTCAAGTTATGAAACTTTGCTGTGACTTAGGCATGGGATTATGTAAAACAATTAATGAAGATAAAATTCATTTTGATCAAAAAATTAAATTGGGAATTAAATGTCAATTTTTATTTACTATTAAACGTGAGTTTCGGGCAAAAATAGAAGCTAATTTTCAAAAGACATTGGAATTGTTTAAGGAATTAAAAGAGTTGGATGCAATAAATAAGGAGAAAACATAATGCAACCAGTAACCACAAAAATGACACACAAACTCACTATCCGTTCGATTAAAGATGATATGGACTCTGAAGCGGCGGATGCCCTAGCTAAGGCTATGATTAGGGCTCTAAATGAGGGAGCTGCCAATGCTTTGAGTGCTGAAAATAAAGATTCAAACAGTGAAATAAACGACAAAGAAATGGAATTGTAATGATGACTGAAGACTGGGTAAAAGAAATAAGCTACCTATATCTTAGATGGGTAGAAACTTCGTTGGGTACATTACCTTTAAATAATTCCTCAACCGAAAAAATAAGCGCATTAAATGAGATTAGTGATAAATTGCAAAAATTATCTGATGCTTATCCAGAGGGTAAGACTTTAAAGCCAGAGATTGCACCCTTTTTTTCTTTGTTTTGCCACGACCTGAAAAGGCTCATTTCTCTACAAAAAAAAATGATAACTCCTGAGGGCGAAGAGTACTCCTCGATGCTGTTTAATTGCTTTTTAAAGAATGTGGTTGCGCATTACAATTTGTTAATGACTGAAGGGTTGAAATGATCTTGTAGTCAAATAGTATTAACTACCGCCAAAAGAGATTTGTGGAACAAAAGATTAAGGTATGATATGATATGTATGGAGACGTACTAGAAAAAAGAACTTTCTTTTTTAACAAAACCAGTCAATTTCCATTCTTTCGTGATCTTTTTTTAGGCGTGATCAGACCCAAAATCCCATCTTTTTTTACCCGTTAAATCCCTTTAAATCACGCAGGAATTACCCTTCTTGCATAGCCATGTGGCTTAGTTTCACCCAGTGTTTCCGCGGCTGGTTAGCGTTTAAATGCATCTATGTTGATAGTTGATTAATTAAAATATTGGTGTTAATGTGTTGGTGATTCTACATTTTTGAAAGCATTCAAGTGGAGTCTTTATTATTTTATACTCAAAGGGCTTGTGTTGTTACTATCGCAGCCCTTTATTATTCCCCATCGTCTATCAATCATTCTTTTATAAACACTTATGCTTCAAATACTGGGGTATTTTCTGGTGGGATACTTATTTTATAAGCCATCGATTCAATACTATATTTACTGATGCATTCTTTATTCCATCGACTGATGAACAAACAGTCACACATGAAAACCAATTAACTATGGTGCCATGAAAACTATGCCCCGGGGGTATGAAGAAGTAGGGGGTGGGGGGTCGTATCGTAAATACCCCCCTCGAGTGCATTAATAATATATGGAATTTTAGCAATTAATCTTGCAGCAATTTTTGAGCAATGTTATAAAACTTTATCGGGGCAATAAGACATCACACTAAAGCTCTTTTATACTTCTAGAACTAGGCATTGATATTCCCCTAGTTCTTTTTTTTAACTTACTGGATCTGATATGATTATACGAATTACTTTAGATAACTTCCTAAGCTTTAATGATGAGCAATCTTTATATCTTCTTCCTACTGAATCGTACCAAGAATTAGAATCCATACCATATTGTAAATCAAACGATTTTCATATTCTTTCCCAAGCTTTGATTATGGGTGCAAACGGTTCTGGTAAATCTAACCTCTACAAAGCGTTACAGTTTTTGAAACAATTTGTGAAGTTTAGAAACGGTACACTTATGAAGTCTTTACCACAAGTTTATTGCAAAATATCCGATGAGAACATGCTCAAAACAACTGTTTTAGAATTTGCATTCTTAATAAATGAAGATATCTACGAATATAAAATATCTAAACTACAAAACTGTGTTTATCAAGAAGGTTTATATGTTAACGGTGAATTTGTAAGTGGAGATGCATTTTTTATCCTATTTGATTGGATTGAAAATAACCTGCATCTCTATGATCAACAATACTTTGATTCGTTACCAGTCCCTGATCTTTCCACTCCTAACTTAGTGAAAATAGATGAGATTAAAAATATTTTATTTTCAAAAACCAAACCTACTATGAACAGTGTCATTTACATTGACAATTTTGACGATGGTATAGATCATGCAACATCTTGTGAAATCGTATCGGACTACGTTAAAAACGTAACCAGTGATTCTAGGAACCAATTAATTGTTAATTCACATGCGAACCCTTTGATGGATAATGCTTTAATCGACCGCGATGAGATTTTTGTTTTAGAAGTAAACTCTAAGCACGAGTCCAAAATTATTGGTGTTGGTAATTACAGGTTACCAGCTAGAACGAAAAAAAGAGGTTGACCATTTCCCATCAATCCTTATATAATTTTTACTGGCTGGTATCCAAGTGGTCAAAGGGGTTTCACTAAAGTATTTTTAAAACGATGCACTGGTGTTACGAGTAAATTCTTCGGGGGTTCAAATCCCCCCCAGCTAACCTTCTTTTTCCCACTTTCTCTTGAATCTTCCTTTTAATTCGCATACACTTTTATTGTTATCTCATGGTAACGTTTATTATTATTAAAACATTGTCTAAAGGTGTTCAGCTTATGCACGGCTTGACACCTTTTTTTATTTACGCTATTCTGTAATTGTTTTTATTAGTAAAGTCCTTACTAGTATAGAATTATTATTTTATGTTCTTAAAGGTGTTTTGCTTATGCTTGGGCTTGACACCTTTTTTTTTACCCTTTATTCTCACTGTATGTCTAAGTCAAAAATAACAATAATATTAATTGGACTGAAGGTTGAGTGAGAATCTATTTAAGTTAAACAGAGAAATTAAGCGTGTAAAATCGACCTACAATGGTATCGAAAAACTATTAAATGGTGCAATCGATCCAATTGTTCAAGAGTTGAAAGAAATGTACCGCGAAGACATGGGCTTGTTCTGTGAAGATTTCTGGCCGCTTGCTGGTACCACAACTGCATTGATCAAAGGTTATGCCTGGGACGGTCGCGTACAGCATTTCGATGCACTTCTTAAACGACAGATAAAGTTTCTTCTTTGGACTGAACCTCCTAAGGAGGGAAAGTCGACTTTCTTTAACGTACTTGCACCAGTTTATAGTTGGGTGCGTGATCCCACGGAAAAAATCCTTTCAACATGTTACGCGCCGCGTTGGGCTTATCGCGACAATCGGTATATGCAACAGCTGATTATGAGTGAAGAATTCCAGTATATATTCGGATCCGACTTTCACCTTATCCGTAAATCGAGGGATGAAACTACTAACAATAGAATGGGGCAACGTGTTGCTTCCCATGTGGACGGGCAAATAACCTCATCGGGTGGTACTATCCTATTATTTGATGATCCCAATTCAATCTCTGATAAACGAAGTCCCGACCAAATGCAAAAGCCTGCTGACCTCTGGGATTCTACGTTTATTCACCGTATGATAAACCCTGCGCGAACGGTTTTCTTTATTGGGCAACATAGGGTGGGAGCTAACGATCTGTATGGTCACGTTGAACGAATTAATTACCCTGGCATGGTGTGTGTGCACATGCCGTTTTCGTATGTCTCTAGTAAAAAATGTGTAACGTATCTACCAGGTAGTAATAAAATTTTCTGGCAGGATCCTAGGACTGAAGAAGGGGAGTACATCAACCCAATTCGGCATACACCTAAAGACCATGAGGACGTGAAGCGTACGATGTTGGATGCAGATTATGCTGCGCTGTATCAATGTGAACCATACCCAACCGTTGGAGGAATCTTCCGGCGTGAATGGTTTAAGGTTTGGAACTCTCCACGATTACCCGATTTTGAATTTATCGTATCAAGTTGGGATACAGCAATCTCCACGGCTTCGAACGCTTCGTATTCCGCGTGTACCATTTATGGAGTGTTCAAAAACGACAAAGGCATGCACAGTGTAATGTTCTTAAACTCGTGGCATGGAAGGTTAGAGTGGACTGAACTACGGAAGATGGCAGTTCGCCTTGGTAAAAATATTTTCGACTCGGATTACGACAGACCGCACGGCGGATCATACGAGAGTGATTTTATTGTGGTGGAAGCCAAAGCGAATGGGCCATGTCTGGCTGACGAACTTCGGTTAGCGGGTTTAAATGCTATTAATTATAATCCACCTAAAACGGGTTCTAAACAATACGGTAAATCTGAGTCAGGTAAAATCATTCGAGCTCGTTTAAGAAGCGCATTCGTTGAAGCGGGGAGAGTTTATGTGAAAGGGAGATTCCCCTATGAAGGACAATTGGATTTCGTTGCAGAGAAATTCATTGAGATTTGTTTGATGTTCCCGAATGGCCCCACTGAAAGCCGGGATATTATGGATACATTTTCCATGGCACTTGATTTCCTATCGAAGAGGAAGATGTTACTAACCAAAGAGGAAGAGCATGTGATTTCCGGTCAACACCAGATGATTGAGCTTTCAAAATCGTTTAGGGCAAACGATGCGTCTAATCAGATGATACAGGATATCCCTACGTATATGTAATTGTGTCACCCCACACAGCGAATGTTTAATTTAGAAATCAAAGAACCAATCGATTTCTGCGCGTGCATCGTGATTGAAGTTTCGACTACGGTTTGGCGTAATTGTTTTTTAACTTCGGGCGCGGCTGGTTTGTTCTTAATCGCTGAAATTAAATAATTAGCTAAGCAAAACAAATTTCTAAAGAACTTAGGTTCTACTTTTTTAAAATAAGTATAAATGTAGAAATCGATCTTTTTCTCCAACCGTAACTCTTTCGTGCCAAGCCTCTTTCTAACAATACTCACCAAGAAATTAAAATGCTCTGACGAGATCGAGTGCAGTCGGTTTGATGCCACCGAACGTCGAATTGAGAGATCAAAGTTTACTTTCTTAATCTTTTTTTCTAAAAATTTCTGTTTTCTGTAATAGTTTATATTTAATAATTTATTATTAATCTTCTGTGTCGGTTTTTCATAAAGGTCGTTCACAGCCCGTTTAATCTGCCTGTATTTCAAGGTTACTCTTTCCGCGATTCGATAGGTTGTGTAATTGAACTGCCCTTTTTTACCATTAGACTTAGAAAACAACCCTTTCTTATGTAGAGCTTTTGCGTGTTTTGCATATGTTGTTCTGTGCATGCCGTTTTGAGCAGAGACATAGCCCATTTTCGCATGCTTGAGATTTGAGTAGGCTTGGGATGAGCAAAAGGAGTAAATTTGAGAAATCGATAAGTTTAAGTTTTTTGGAATGTCACTCCGAATATACGCGACATTACCGGAATCCATTCTGTCTAAGTTTAGCTCAACTCCTGAGATTTTAACCCCGTCGTGTTTAATTTTTATGTAATTCTCACGTGCTAAGATATTCAAGTGTTCTCGAAGTTGGGAAGGGAGTTTCATTCCTTCAACTGAAAATTTTCGTCTGTACGCGCAATGAATAGTTTCGATTTCGATAAATTTATCAAAATGAATTAAATTTAGGAGTAAAAGAATTTTTTTACTTGATAAAGACAAGTCTTTTATAGTAAAGATATCGGAGTTAATTATTTTAAACTTTAACAAAATAACTTCTCCTTTTTTTTAGAATCCTTTCTTGAGGGTTCCTTTCTTGAAGTGAAGTTAATTGTTTTAAGATTTTTATATGCCTCTCCAAGCGCAAACAAAAGTTGGTTTTTTAATAATTTACTATCTCTTAGATTAGAGGGGTTAGATTTTTTTAACAAAAATTTAATTTCATTCATAATGTTTAAAAGCCCTGGGTTGTAATTCATCAGGGTTTTTTTTATGCCATTTTCTAACAAATGTCCAGTATTAAAAAGGTAGGTCGTCATGAATAATGTTCGCTTTTTTATTGTTATTGTTTGAATTGTTCAATGATTTTGCGGGTATTTCGCTGTCTTCACTAGCGTTATTTTTAAAGATGATGAGTTCGCCTTTGAAGCGTGGGACTATAATTTCAACGGTGACGCGTTTACCACCGTCTTTATCTTTCCATTCTCGGGATTGAAGTTGTCCTTCAACATAGACCTTCACCCCTTTGTCGATAATGTCTTTACCATACTCAATCATGTTTTCGTTAAAAACAACGACCTTATGCCATTCCGTCTTTTCTTTCTTTTGGTTGGTCGCTTTATCAAACCAAATTTCATTGGTAGCAACCATAAAAGACATACGGCGTGTTCCGTCATCTTGTTGTGTAAGTTTGGGAGGCTGAGCCACATTCCCTATAATTGTAATTTTATTTAAAAAATACGCCATTTTTGTTCTTATTTTTGATTATGAATAAGTGTAAACTATTTGCTATAGTTTAGAAATAAAAATAAGAAAAAAGGTAACAAAATGAACGCCAAAGCAAAAATTCTTGACCCAACAGACCAACCAACCGTTAAGATGGATAAGAAAAAACACTTTGAAATGATGGCAGAACTGGTTAGTCGTGTAACCCCAGGGATGTACGTTGAACCCTTCGATTACCGACCATTTGGATTAGAAAAAGATGTTCCCAACGTTTTAAATACGTTTTTCATTCATATGCCATTGTCGTTTTCGATTTCGCAAAGTAACCAAATGGTCAAAGACACTCCTGTTAAGCGTACTTTTATTGGATTTCTGGTTGAACCCCCACGCTATGACTTTATCAAACCATCAAATGAAATCAATATTGAACGGGAATGCTTCTATCACTGGAAAAGAGAAATCGTAAACAACGAAAATTACCAAAGTTATGTGAATTTCGCCAGCAAATATAACTGGTATATCTTTTCTGAATACCAAGAAAGTCACTTTTTCGCAAAAATAAAAATGCTGTGTAACTTCGATGGAAAAGACGGTCACAAACGATATTAGTTTGGGAGAAATTGAATGAAAGAAGGAGGCGCACGTCCTAATTTAGCTATGTTGAACATGATTAATGCTCAAAATAAGTTCAATACTGCTAATTTATCTTTTATGGCTAATATCAACACAATCGAAGATATAAAATACGCATATAAAATGTGCTTTAATCTGATTTCCAGAAAGAAAATCACCCCTCATTTGCTCAAAGAACTTTTGGAATGTTTGGCTATGTATGCAAAACTCATTCGAGAAATGACTATTGTGGATATTTCGTCTAAATTAATAGACTTAGAATCGGATGCAAAGAAAATATGCCAAATCCATTCGTTACCACAAACAATTAGAGAAGAGAAAATACAAGAAGATAAGACTGTTGACACTGATTTTTACGCCAGTGCTATGCGAAGAATCAAAAAAAATAATTTTATTGAGCATTCTGACTACGAAGATTAATTTTTTGGTTGAATCACATGCAAAATAACTTTATTACTCTAGTAGGCATGTCAAAAAAATACTCCTCTATCCACGCGCTACGATAGGGGAGACGAAAATGCCATTAAAAGCTTCTCTCGATCACTCCACACATTTTAGAGCACTTTATTACCTTGAACGATGGTATTGGAGAGACGGTGTTATATGCCCCTATTGTAAGGGCTATCACGTTTCTACTCACCACACCGTTAAAACATCCCGCTGGCAGTGTATACCGTGCAAAAAATCATTTACAGTAACAGTTGGAACCATTTTTCACAAATCCCAATTACCTTTAAACATGTGGTTGTATATGATTGACCTAATCACAACGAAACCCAATGTGTCTGCGTATCAATTATCCCGGGATTTGGGAATAAACAAAAACACATGTTTACGTGCTGCTAAATTGATTCGAAAAGCATTGAAAAATCATGAATTTCCCTTTATTTACAAATTTGTTCGCAACAACGATGTAGATATTGGACCTATGCCTGATCTAGTCGGGGGTAAAATTCCAAAATACACAACTAAACGAATTTTAGAACTTTATAAGAAATTAAAACTTGATTAACTGTTTATCATATGTGTATATTTCTTTTACCTGTAATGGAGTTATATTATGATTGAAAAAACTAACACTGTGTCAAAAAATTCTACAAACGATCGACGCCCTTTTAAGAAGTTCCCACCTAAAAATTTGCTTACAAAACCTAAAAACAAAATTCTTTTCCCATATCGTACGGATCAAGGCACAAAACTTTACTTTGAGCGCTTAAAAAAGATTTTCCCGGTATTTGCTAGCACTGATGTACTACCGCTCCAAATTGACGTGCATAAACACATTAAAGAGCGTTTAAAGAATGAAGATTTAGAATTTTCTTCACGCAAAGTCCTTATTATTATTCGGAATTATGTTAATACGTTGAAATACAAGTACGCTTTAGCCACAAACGATTACCGATACGATTTAGACGGCAACAAAGAGGAAAAAATATCTGCTAAGACGAAAAAAGATGCGTTGGATGCCATGAAATACTTTTTGCATTGGAATAAAATTGACCAAGAAAAAGCTAAAAAAGGTGTAACTGAAACCAAAAAAGTTTAATATAATAGTATTTATTTATAGCTAATTTAACTAGTTATATACATAATAGTATTACTATTTTGTCCCCTTCTTCTAGAGGTTAGGATGCTACCCTTTCACGGTGGCGACACGGGTTCGAATCCCGTAGGGGATACCAAAATACAATTGTAAAAATATATTTAACACTATAAACTTAAAAATGACGCACTTCGTCACCTTTGTTTGATAGAGGGGGGGGGAAACCCCCCTTTTATTTAAAGTCTACGAACGGGAAGATCGCTAAAATTTAGTCCTTTAGGGGCACCCGCTCTTAACATCATTAAATCTAAATTTGATTCCAATTGATCAGCGTTTTTAACTCGAACGGTATTTTTCCATTCCCGATCAAGATACCATTGGGTAAGGAGACGTTTCAAGTCACCAAGCGGACGTATTGAGGTAATAACGATTCTAAGTGATGACGACTTGAAACCAGAATCAATTAATTGTCGCAGTTTTACTTCTAGGATATCGCGAAAACCGTAGTTATCTAGCCCATCAATTACTATTAATGTGTGGAATCCGCTATATACTTCGGATGTTTCATGTAAAATCGAATTAGGATCTAAAAACTTAACTTTATGGGATCGCTTTTCTAATTCACCCATTACAATTTTTGCAGCCAAAGTTTTCCCCGTACCTGGTTTGCCGTGGATGTAAAGCAGTTTTGGCCCGCGATTTTCCAATGGGATTTCTTCGGTTGGGGCAGAAAAAAATCTTAAAGCTTTCATAATTGTTACCGCTTCTGGGATGGTTGATCCATCCCTATCTTTAACTAAAAAATTATCAAACATTGACGGTAAAATGTAAGGTGTTTTAATTTTAGCTATTCGGTTGGAAGACACTAACTCCATATCTGGAACTGCGCCGGGTCTTGTTCTTCTAATGGTTTCCAAAAACATACGTGCATTATCTGTATTGAAAAGGGCGCTGGCTAAATCAGTTTTCTGAACATAGGTTAACGTATCATTGGCGATTACTCGTTCCAGCGCTCTCTCCAAATAATGGTGTTGAATTGGAATTTGATTTTCCTGCGCTGGGGGAAGAACGATTTCCTCGAAGGAGCCGTCCGAATCGGAATCGACGTCAAACGGGTTCTGCAACGCTGCGTTTAGATGATTTGAAAGGGTCAAAAACCCTAAAATACTTAATATTTTTAACTTCATACTTAATCCTTAACTAATTTAAAAGACAATTTAACCCTTTTTTTCTTTTACTTCACTAACAAAAAGTGCTTTGTGTCCTTTGAATCCCGCATAAAACGCAATTGCAAAAAACCCCCATTTTGGAGTTTGATTATTAATTTGTGCACCCAAAAATAAAATAATCCCGTTTAAAAAAATATGGTAAATTAATCCAATTGCTAGTCCGACCAGAGGACGAAATATAAACCAAGGTAGCCATTCCGAATTAAACTTTTTATCAATTGCATAGTTGACATAAAAACCTCTTATACAATAAATAGTTGCGCCAAATAGTCCGAAAAGACTACTAACAAGCATTGATTTTATTTCTAGTGGTAACATAATCTTTCCTAACCCCGTTATAATTCCCAACAAACATAAAACAAATAGTACACAAAGTGTCGCACATAAAAAAATTGGTTCAAATTTTATTTTGAAATTACTTAGCATTAAAAACTCCTTTTTAAATTAGAATGCTTTAAATATTTATTAACTATTTTATCCACAAAATCTGGGGATAACTGTGTGTACAATGGAAAAATATGCCCATAAAACCTATATGGGCAAAGACTTTTGTAATGTTTGCAAAAAATTTAATCAACTTTTGTAAAATTTCTTTTTCCTTCGCATAAGGGGGTGGTGAGCTTTTCGTGAAAACTCTTTTAAATTAGGATTTTTTTCATTGAAGTTTTCGTGACATTTTTTGACTATGGACTCAAATTCCGCAATGTGCGGTTTTTCTAATTCTTCGTTCAGATCAGTTAATCGCTCATCGGTTAATTGATTTTTTGACTTTTTTTGATCAGTCCAAACCCAGTTGGAAGCACATTCTTTTGAGTTCGGCATTAAGTGGTGACTATATTTATAGTTGTTTTTGTTTGCCCGGCGCCGAAGTTTTCGTTTCATGGCATAGTAGATTTCTCTGTAGCCGATAAAAATGGGTGGGATGAGAAGTAGAAAAAATAACGTCGACATGGAGCCTCACTTTTTATTGTTATGTTAAAAGGCTAACAAATTGAAAAATTTTAAACAATACTATTTTTAAAGACTATTTTGCTTGTTCTTAAAAAATAATTTGCTATATTGGAAATTTTTAAATATCATTTATATGTGAGTACGGTTTTTCTGCTCATAATTCCTCAATTTATTGGGTTTAATCGCTAAAACGTTATAAGAAAAATAAAACTGCACTGGCAATCTTTTTAACGGTCGAACCCATTTTTTCTTTCACTTTCACTTAATTTGTCATAAAATATTATTAGATAATAACCAAATAATAAAAACAATAAAGGTTAAAAAATGGCAAACTTCGCTCCGAATGGGCTCACCCCCATTTTCTCTTACTCTACTTCAGCCTTAGCCCAAGCGGGTTTGGCAGAATTTCCTTATGCTTCACAGTATTTCCATGGTTTCGCGGGCGACGTCCTGTCACCAGCGATTTTTACCTTAGCTGGAACTGTCACTGACTGGGTACAGCAAACACCATTAGGTCAGGTTGTGCCGTATCCAATTAAACTAAATCAAGGTGTTCCCGGCGGTGGTTCCGTTGACGCTCCAATCCTTGGAGTAGCGGTCAGCTTTAGATATCAACCACTGGGGTTGAATGGGCAATGGACTTACTCTTCAAACTGGGTCTTGGGCACAGCGATTCAACCCAACTCAACTGTTTATGTTCAAGTTCAAACTGATATCCAAAATATTTTCAAAGTTCAAGCTGGTTCAAGCGCGTCAGCCGATTTTTCTGTGTCTGTTACCGGTGATTATTTGTTTAGCTTCTGGGATCTCAATAACATTAACCAGTATTCGCCCGCCCTTCCGGTTTACAATGACCAAAACTTTGCGAACAACTTAAAATTTGGTTTGGGTAATACCAATTTGAATGGAACGTCGACTAACTATTTAGATGTCAATCAACCGGCAAGCACAACAGGTGAAGGTACAGTTAAAAGTCAGCCCTTTACGATTATGGGCACCACAAACGGCTCTCAATACTCAAATGCTGCTTTGCAATACACAGAAACGAACCAATGGCTTACTGTTCGTATTAACTGGGCTTATCAACAAATTTACGTATATGCACAAAACCCATAAGGAATAATTTACTACTTACTAAATTTGACAAAACAACAATAATTGTCAATTAAACATGAAAAACAATAATAAAAACAATAAAAGGAATTGTCATGTTACTTACCACTACCGCAATGCTCATGGGGTTGACGCAACCCGGGTTTGACTTTATACAAGACGTCTACCCTACAGCATACAAAGAATATGAAGCAATTGTAGAAGATATCCCAACTGAACGTCGCTACGTCCCAACAATGGAAGTTAGAATGATGGGGCCAAGTCAGTTGACACAAGAGGGTGCACCATCATACGCTGATACTGTTAGTCAAAAGGGCGTAAAAACCTTTTATATCAACACTTATACATTGATGATTAATCCCACTTACACCATCCTAAGCGACAACCTGTATAAAAGTATGACAGTGCCACAATATGGAACTGGATTTATGCAATCCCATATTGAACGCCAAAATCAGGAAGCGTTTGCGATTCTGAACGAAGGTTGGACTTATAATAATGTGGGCTGGGATAACATGCCATACTTCTCGGAACTCCACCCTTACGATTACGGTGTTCAGTCAAATACATTACCATATGCTTCACCGTTACATGAGCAATCAGCCAACAGAATTATGAGCCGTATTTGGTATATGAAGGCTTATAACGGTATCGCGATTCCTGAAAATCAGGCTAAATCATTGGTTGTTGCGCCACCTCTTTTGCCTCAAGCGTCTATTTTAGCTTTGTCCCCAACTCGAACCGGAACGGCTTCGTTAGAACTCAACCCTGTCAATGTGCTAAGCTATTTTGACAAAAACATATTAGCTTCGAGATATATCCTTCCAAACGCATATTTCTTCACAACTCACGTCACCGGACTTAAAAGGTATGTTCGTGAAGGGTTGAAAACATTACAGGCACCCGATCCACAAAACTGGTCGTTAATCATTTCGTCTTCAATGCGTTATGTCACCGACTTTGACAACTGGCGTTCAATGTTTGCGGCTCGTGCACCACTAGTATCATCAATGATTTAAAGGGGGAAATTGTATGGACTATGGAGACCAAATTGCGATAAACGCCACCCCTGGAACGGATTTTCGATTAGGAATTCGAGCCGGTGATTTTCAGACTCCTGGCCCATTCACAACTCGGGGTGTGCAAATCGCCAATACGTATACCTATTCCTTTAGTATTGGGAAAAGAAGTGAAAACATAATTACATATACTATGAATGGGGATGGCTACATCCCCCTTTCTACCCTCCTTACAGGTGTAGTCACAGCTTCAGTTGGAACGAATGTTTTAAATTTTAACATTCCAAGAACTTTCAATATCCAAACTGAAAGCGGCGGTACACTTAATAATGTATTAATAAGTGGTTATGAATTTTACGATAGACCAATGACTGCTGGTGCAAACAGTATCGGGGCAAACAACTTTTCAGCTGTCCGCCCTTTTAAATCTCTGACTTCTATATATGTAAGTTGTTCAGCATACCCTCAAACCATTACGATTGGGACTCTTCCATACATTGATGTTCCATATACAGTTGAAACTGCGGCTACTTTGGGAAGCACACAACTTCAAATTTTATCGGTTACAGGAGCTACAGGGTTTAAATATTATGCGCCCGCTGCCGCATCATTACCGTATTCTGTAACGTATAATTTGGCTATTACTTATCCTACGGCTGATCCACAAACTCTTAACGGAAACGTGCTTCGACCAGTGATTAATATTGCAGGATTCAGCGATGTACCAACCGGGGAATCCGTTTCGATTTGGTATGCGACCGACAACTACCAATACGCATTGGCGCAGGCTGGAAATACTCCACAATTAACGTGGGAAAACCCTTATCCAAACGATATTGATAAAGTAATTGGGCCAGCCGAACCGTACAAAATTGGTTGGACGGATTGGAAAGGATAAACAATGCAAACATCTTCACAAATTTTAGATAAATTAGCCAATTCCTATGCTTATGGTGGAACTAACATTCCAGACGGATTAAGACAAGGCGACGCAGTTTCGGACACTGTCAGTCCGGGTATTCCAACAGGTATGGTTCATCCCAGCTATATTTTTGTACCAGCAGTTGAAACACTAAGTACGTTTAGTTTAAGTGGATCTATAGGTAGCGGAACCGTATGCCAATTCCTTTTGGCTACCGCTGGAAATCAGTTGCCGGCGACAAAAATTACGCAGATTGAAAATTCAGAAACTGTGTTACAACTCAATTCACCGTTGAGCTTAGCTTGGGATTCAACGCCCAATATTTCAGGAACATTTTATGTTTCTGGGTACGATCGTTATTTACGAAAAATGTCTTTCGCACGAACTTTTGCTTCAGTAGGATCGGGGAACTTTTATCATGGGATTTATTATGTAACGAATGTTAGTTTTGTTCCAAGTGCTACACTTTCTTCTGGCGTTCTAATCAACCTTAGCACGTCGACATTAATGGAATTACCCTATACAGATTATGGTTTTGCTGGGAACCTAATTAGCGTGGTAGGCAGCATTCAAGGGCAGCCCGCTCAACCGTATTATTTAGCGGCCGATGGTGCTGATTCTACATTTTATTATAAAAATGGTTTTATCTATTACCCTGCTTCATGGAAAAACAATGTAACTCAATTTACGGGAAAGCCACGTCCTTTAATTAATTTAGCGCTACCTGGATCCGATACATTGATTCAAAACTTTGTGGTTAACCAGTTAGTAAATGGTTTTGAAAATACCAAAGGGCAGCTTGCAGAATATGCTGGTACCCCCAATCTTTCTAATTCATGGGATCCTTCAACTGGATTGTACCCTTCGGACTCGCAACCACAATTTCAGCCCACCGAAGAAAGTATTTTTGGACGGGCGAACAATATTACCGGATGGAAAGGATGGGTTGGATAAATGGATTTTTCAATTATTGACGGCTTTTTAGCCTCAAATACGGTCGATGGAACAAACATCTACGGCGGTAACGTTCGGTCGATGGATGCAACGTTGCCAGGAGGTATGGGCAATACCCCTGGTGTCGGGGTGGGACAAGCTATGTCCACGCGTATTTTTATGACTTTTTCTGATTTTACAGCTGTTTCAGCGTCCACATATACAAATAATCAAATTGTGGTTCCCGCGAATTCATCGGTATTTTTTCCCGTTGGATCGTACGTTACCCCTGCTGATGCAAACGGTGTAAACTTCGGAAATGCATTTACCGATATCAATGGTAATACGTACATGCGGTTTCGGAGTGCGTGTAAATTATTTATAAACTTGAACGGAGCCTCAACTTTTACAGGGGTTACAGTACAAATTTCTTATAAAGATTACTATGGCAATCCTGGAGTAATGGATATTTCAACGATTACGCCAGTAGCGGGTAAAACTTATTTTATTTTACCACGCCCAGTATATGAGTTGTATTCGTTTAAATTTATTAATACTTCAGGAACTTCTAATACCTATAATATAGGTGTTTATCCAGAGTTTGAATTAGCCTACTACGATCTGAATAAACAATGTAATTTATTATCGTTAAGTTATTCCTTCCCATATTCAAGTACTGTTGTTGATCAAAACCCTAATACTATTAAAATTTTTAGTGGATATTCAGCAACCGCTCCTGCCAATTGGGTTGACACCGCTTTTACTTATACGCCGGGAGCAGAGTTAAAAACACCAATTACCGCTTCGAGTGGTCAAGTTCGACCAACCATTAATTTTTCTGCGTATGTGAGTGGCTTAGCAAATACTTATCCGTCTTTAACGACTGATAATCTTTTGGAAGGTTCATCGGCTTCTGTGATTCAAAATGTATTTGGTTATGGGCGCTCGTTGCCTAACTATTTTACAGATATTATAGATTTAACACTGCCAACAGATCCCGAACCAGCTACATACGTAAATTATTTTGAAACGGTAATTGGACAGCCTTTATATGATGTTGGTTGGACAGACAGGATACGATAAATGTTAAATTATTTAATATATCAAGAATTTAAGTTACCACAACCCAACCCAACATATTTGGTTAATGCGTTGTCTCTAACCCCAAATCCTAATCAAACCACGATTTACCCTAGGGGTTTGCCGGTGGACGGGAATATCAACAATTGCCGAACCTTAACGTTTACTCTGGGGGCTGCGACAGCTGCGGATACTGTAATCACGATTATTGGGAGTATTTTTAACGGCTCTCAATTCACTGAAACAGTGACTATTGCGGCTGGTGATACAACGGAAAATTCGGTTAATAGACCCTACGAGATATATAGCATTATACCAAATGTATCGGTTCCAACTGTACTTTCAGTTGGGTTTGGGGACGGATATTCTGCTTTGTGCCAAATGAACGGCTCTAAAACCGATCATTTCGTTACATTTGGTTCGGGAAATCCTGGTGTCACGGTTTACGGTTCGATGACACCGTTTATCAATGAAAAAACCACGTTAGCGATGTTAAAGGAGTTTCCATTGTCGACTACATTAACAAATATTTCAACGTCGATGACAGCTCCAGAGTATAATTTGTTGCCATTGGGCTTTTGTAGAGCATATATAGCAGCGAATGCAAACGTGGACGTGGAATATCGTATTGGATTCCAGAATTTACGCGGTTAACTAGAAAGGAAATAATTATGGATTTAAAGAAAACTTTTGGCTACGGCGGTAGCAAACCTTCCGATTTTGACAAAAGATTATACAATAAAATCAACAAGGCTTTTGGAGATATGGATGATTCAGACCAAGTCGTGGACTATTATAAAAAAGGTGGGGACGTAAAATGCCAACCCCACGCTGACGGAGATGAGATTAAAATTAAACACCCGGGTGCATTGCACCGTGAAATGGGAATACCAGAAGATAAAAAAATTCCTATGTCTAAATTGGAAGCTGAAAAATCTAAAGCTAAACGTGAAGGGGATAAAAAGCTCATGAAACGTGTGGTTTTCGCTGAAAACTTTAGGGGTAAATAGCCCGTATGGCATTGCTTAATCCCACTTATGCTTTTAACTCGATTACAGCTAGAAAACTGCTGGACGAGGCATTTTTGCTTTGTGGGATACCCCCTGAAAAGATTGGAAATGTACTGATAAATTCAGGTATTTTTTCAATTAATATGGTGATAACTGACTGGATAAACGACGGCGTCATTCAATTTAACGAAACTCAAACTTTAGTTAAACTTCAGAATGGGTTAACACGATATACACTTCCACGACAATTCTACGATGTTTACGATTTCAACTTAGCAACTATGGGTCGCCGTTCAGTTGGTATTCCCTTTACCTCGGCGGGCGGAAACGCAGTAGCGGTGTTCGATGGAAACTTGAATACAGCCTGTACCCAAACTTCACCCAACGGTTCAATCGGAATAGATTTTGACCCACAGCCGGAAGCTAAACCGATCCGTGTTGATTTTTTTGGTATTTTGTCGAATGCGGATACTTTTTATCAAATTGTGGTGGAAGGGTCGAACGACAATACAAACTGGATTACTTTACATGCTTTTGACCGTCCATATTTTTTCAAAGGTGATCCATTTGAGTCCCAAACACAGTGGTTTCAGCTCGATCAGCCACAAATCGTAAGGTATTTAAGGATTCGGGAAACTGGGGGCAATACATTAAATATTCGAGAACTATATTTCGAACAATACATTCAAACGATTTACCGTAAAAATGTTGGTCGATCAACGTATATGCAGCTAACTTCTCGATCTCAAGAATCGTCACCATCGTTGTATTCTTTGGAAAAACAGAGTGAAAATGTGGTGGTGAACATTTACCAATCGCCAGCAAATTTACCGGTCGATCAAGAATGGACTGAAAACGCTGAATATCAAAATTTTGCTTTGTTGCGCGCGGTTGAATATCCCTTGGATGTAAATTTTTTACTCGATAAAATATTGGTTAATAGACTCTTTTACCCCGCATTGGTATGGGGGGTTGCTAAAGATTTAGCGCCCAAAGTGAACCGGGCTGATCTTGTACCAGTCTTTTTGGGATTAGCCACATCCAGTTACGAAAAAGCTAAAACAAATAACAATGATTTGGGCGGATTGAACGTCACTCGACAAACTTACTCAGCTTAAGTTATAATAATTTATAATAATAAGAAAGAACGATCATGGCTTTTAATATATTTGGGCCCACCCCTATTTCTGTGACAATGGACGACTTTTCCCCCAGTGGTAAATGCGATTTAACCGGATTAATATTTCTACATAAAGATCTCGTACCAGTTATGGAATGGGCCGGTGACACCTTATATGATACAGGGCTTTTAGCGGAAAAATCCCTTTGTGATGAGCCTCAACCATATTTTAAAACTCCTCGTATTTTTATGGATCCCGAACCTGTCTTAAACGCTCGTCCTTTCCCTACTGGAACCTTAAAATAATGGCATATTTCAACACATATGATCTCGTTTGCACCCAAACAAGTGGTAATAACAATTCACCGCAAACACAAAACATTTTGGTCAGTGCGTTGCCAGGTTATAATGCTTCATCTACTTTAATTGTAAGGAGATTAAGTGCTTCAAAATTGACAGGTACAACGGGACAAACCACGACCTGTACGATTGCTTTCAATTCTACTCCTTGTTTTTGTGTGACAGGCACCGATTTTGGCAACACCAATTTTGAAAAAAATTTTATCGCTTATCGGAATCCTTTTTCCAATAATTCTGGTACCCAAATTGAAGTGGTCACGACTCAACCGCAAACTGAAACGGTTGTTGTTTCTATGGATTATCAATTTATACCATCCACAAATGCAATATTTAACAACCAAACGTCTTTATTTTTAGCGGTAAATACGTCCGCAAATGTTCCGACGACACTATATACGAATACGACTTCACAAACGCAATATATAAAGAATATAAATGTATACTATCCAAACTTTACTACATCAGATACGTTGATTCTTGCAAGAACACACGGTACAACGCAATCAGTTATTAGTGGGGAGACTATATTTTATACAAGTTCAATCTATGAAACATTTGAAGGGTGTATTCTTGCTCCAGGAGATATTTTAACGTCAACAGTTTTAGGCACAGGATCAAGCGTTGGAAACTACAATATAAATTTAGTCGACATTGAGACGCAACCATGATTCCTCTATATACATATGAAGGTTTGATTGATTATATGATTTCAGTATCAGCGCGCCCTAACGATACTGAATTGATTTCGCAAATGCCAAATTTTGTTTTATTAGCACAATTAAAACTGGGAAGAAGGTTAAATATATTTGGCACGCAAAAAATATTAACAGGGATTTTACCTAATAATCAAAACACGATCCAACTACCAAATTTATATCTTAGAAGTATTTCTTTAACGTTATTTGATCCTAGATACGATAATCAAGCAAATATATTGACTTATCGATTACCTGAATATGTTATGCGGATTCAGAACGGATCAACCTTACGGGATATGCCATTGGATTATACAGAAATCGATGTAAATACCTTATTTCTTGCGCCCTTCCCACCTGATCTTACCCCTTATCCTGGGTTTAGTTTTCAGTTAATTTTCCATGAAATTTATCAAGCGTTAACACCTACCAATCAGACAAATTATCTGACAGAACGCATGATGGATTTGTTAGTGGATGCTTCGTTAAAAGAAATGTATATATTTTTGAAAGATTCCTATTACATCGAGATGTATTCAAATAACGTTGAAAAAGGTATTGCAGAAGCGATGGCGCAAGACGATTTGAACCGATCTGATCGCGGATCGAACCCTGATATTAACTAAATACCAAAGACGTATTGACAATAAAAAACATATTGATTATCATAAAATCAATAAAGCTTTGCTTTAAGCATTTTGCTTTATTAGGACGAAGTAACGTGTGATTAACCACACAGCACGTTACCTCGTCCTTTTCTTTTATTTCTTCTTAATAAAATCTAAATATTTATATTGGTCAATAGCCCCCATTCTTTTAGTATGTAAACACCATCATTGCTGGTATAGGCTATAGCAAATTTAATATCTAGGTTTTCCATGTTTTCTTTAAAGGTTTTTTGGGCTTCCGACAACACACCTTTTTTCGCTTTAAATTCAATAAATCCAACGCTTTTGTTCCACAAAAAACAATAATCGGGAACTCCCGCTAGCTTTCCCATTCTCTTTAATTTTGCTCCAAAAATCGGGTTGTTATTGGCTGAAATTTCATTTGGTATGTGAAAAAAGACAAATTTATTTGAGGTTAAGTTTTGAAACGTTTGAACGATTTTTACAAATTCTATGCATGTATCATCTTCAGAGTGTTGTCTTTTTTTTTTAGTTGGTATCATTTTTTGTAATTTTTTTTTATACTATATTTATATAATAACAATAATTTTTACCAATGTCATTTTTACCGTATAGCCAAATAAACAACGGCATTTCCCCAGCATATAGCTATTTCAATATCATTGATTTTCAGACAGTGGGGGAACAAAATTCGTTAGTTTTCCCCGGCACTTTTTTACCCAGTACCTATTATTTTTCTGCGTACATGAGGATCACGAACCCAGCCGGAATAACGGGTTGCAAAGTTGTTTTACCTGAAGAAAGCTATGGTGCCCCTGGGAACGCTGCTATTTTTTATAATGTTGGGGCGGAAAGCGTAACTATTGTTACATCGGTAATGGCTGAAATCGTGACACTAGCACCTTCTAGTGTTTGGGTGGTTGTTCTATCCATTAATAATACATGGAACGCTTTTCAAATTGGGGCAACAGCTTCACAAATTAACGCGGAAGCATTGGCTGGTTATGGGTTAGTAGCTTTGAATTCAAAACTAAATTTGAATTTACCTATAATAAATAAATCGGCTACATTTGTGATTGACTCAACTTATAGAGCTAGTTTGGTCAATTGGACTGGGGGTTCAGAAACGGTTACATTATCTGATGCGACGACTCTTCCTACTGGGTTTTTCTTCTATTATAAAAACAACTCATCCTCACTTTTTACGTTTACATGCTCCGGTTCCCAAACAATCGATGGGCAAACTAATCTAATTCTTTCCCCTTTTCAATCCTGTATGATTTACACGGATGCGCTGAATTGGTTTACTGAAGGTTTAGGATCTTCCATTAATAGTGAAGGTGTGAAATTAACACCTAATGGAATTCAAGTCGTGTCTGGGAGCGCTACTGTGCCCTCCTATTCCTTTATTTCCGCCCAAAATACTGGACTTTATCTAGAAGGATCAACGAATATTGGCATGACAGTTTCGGGTTCAAAAGTTTTTGAGGTGACAACTTCAGGAATCAACCAGAACACAACAACATCGCCCGTTAATTTCTACCAAGTTAACAACATTCCTTGGCAATATCTTTCACAAATTATAAGTTTATAATATGGCAGCTTCTGATCAAAAATACGGAAATATAATTCAGTCTTTACAGACCGCTCCTGGGGTCAATCGAGATACCCCCCGGCTAGATGGTAATACATATCTTGATCTTTTATGGGCAAGATTTTATGCCAAAAATGTTCGTAAAATGGGTGGAATGGAAAAATTTGTGGATGGTAACGACGACCCCGTTCGGGCGATGTTTCAATCCTCCATAGAGGATTTCGTACGAATATTTCAATTTCGAGACAGCGGTGTAACCCAATATGATGTTTTGGCGAATGGGACTAAAACAGCAGAAATTAATCGAACACCTGTTGGTTGGGTTATACCATCTCCTGGTACACCCTCATATACTTTTTCGGTTACTTCGTATACTTTATATGCAGAAGATACTGGTGAATCCTCCGAAGTAATTATTTTTGTTGCACCACCGAATTCAGAAAACCCATCCCAAACAATTGAGGCACCAGTTTATTTTGCGCCTGCAAATTCTGATTCATCCTTTGAACCTGCGGGTATATCCACTTCGGGTGGAGTGATCACGTTTTCACCCTATATATTTGTGTATGGTAATAACGGCGTGGTTAAAACAAACGATGGGAAATCCCCTTTAGTTTGGACAACGGTGGGAACAGACGTAACGTTTCAAAATATTGTTACCAATTCAAAACTTTTAGGTGCAGCGAACTCTAGGGCTGGATTATTGTTGTGGTCGATTGACACCCTTTTTATTGGGCAACCCAATCCAAATGGGCCTGGATTTGTTTATTCTACAATTGCACCAGAAATTTCTTTGTTAAGTCCTAATTCCATAGTGGCCGCCCATAATAATACCTACCTGTGGATTGGAAACGACCAGATATATTTATACAACGGGGCGTCAAATATAGTGACAAACTTTCAAAATCACAATTATTTTTACGATAACATTAATACTAAATACAAAGGTAAAATTTGGGGATTGTATGTTGGAAACTTTCAAGAAATTTGGTTTTTTAATGTACAAGAAGGCTTTACAGAACCAAATCATCTTTTTATTTATAATATGCAAGAGGACAGTTGGAGCGACACGCCCTTAGCTAGAACCAGTGGTTTGAAAAAAAAGTTTTTGGATTATCCTTTACTTGCAGATTCCAACCCAAACCCGCTTTCTCCAACAATTCAATATTCTGTGTGGGAACACGAGAAAGGTTTTGATTTAGTAAATGATGGTGTCTCTTACCCGATTAAATCATACTTTCAGACTCGACTTTTTGACACGTTTAGCGAAAATCCACAAATTAATCTAAACATGATTACTCGAAAATTTGAACCTGACATTATCCAACGCGGGGATATAACAGTAGAAGTTTTGACCTATAAATATCCGAAGTCGGAACCCGTTATTTCGCAAAGTTTTACCTTGAAAGAATTAGATGATCAAGTTGACCTATCAAACCAAGGACGATATGTTTCATACCGTTTTACATCAAATACACTTGGCGGTTTTTATCAAATGGGCAAAAACCAAATCAACTACCAGTTGGGAAGCGTTCGTCCATGAACATTACGAGTGAGAAAATTACGTTACCGTTTGGGATTTCATTTCAAATATGGGTTGAGCGTTTGATCCAAAGTTACCCCACTCTCAATATTCCTTTGGCTTTCCCCACCTCTAATTGGTGGGGGTGGGCTGAACAATTAATTCAACTTCCAGAATTCAAAAATGCGCCGATTCCTTCAAAAAAAGTATACAAAGAAAAAGAGAGTTGGCGGCAGTGGGCACTTTTTCTTATTCAGAGTTTTCAATAGATGTTAATGCGATTTGCTGAACCACTTTAAAATCTTCAGTTAAGTCATCAACTAATTTATTAACAATAAATAAAGTTGAATTATACGTTTGAATTTTTGCCTGGATTTCAAGAATAGTATTGTACTTTTTTTCTTTAACCAAAAGCTCTTTATTTGTCTCGATTTCTTTTTTCAACCAATCAACGACATGCCGTATCAAATACCTTTCATTCATGACTAAATTATTACCTTATTTACTATGTTATATTCAGTTAAATAGTTTAAACATTCGGTTCTTAAATTTTCAGGAAATTTTGGATGGTTGATCGAATTATAAAACTTTTGTCCATATTCCGTTTGTTTATTAGGGTTAGCTGCGTTTTCAGCCAACCAAACTTTTAACTCATCTCTTTTATTTTGAGCGCGATCATTTAATACGGACTCGTCAAGGGGGGGCGGAGCAGAATGTTTTTCTTCTTTAGTATTTTGAACTGGTTCTTCATCGTTACCCCCTTCTGCAATAAGGAATATTTGGGTGAAAAAGTTTTTAAAGGCATAAGTCATGGCATTTTGGATTGGGCGATCACCATCGGGAGCAGACCCAACCGCTGTGGATACTATAGAGGAATTATCAATAGCTGAAGTTAAAGTATACTCTACTGTGGCTAGCCACAACGAATTTTCATGGACAACACTTTTAGTTTGAAACGTTAATGTTATGTTATTTTCAATCAGCATAGGAAGGATCGATTGAACGATAATTTCGGTCGAGCGACCTGGAATATTGCGTGTTTTAAAACTAATTTTTAGATCTTTGGGAATACCTTTTTGGGCAATCTTCCGCATTACTTCGATTAAACTTTTTTGAATTTGAGGAGCAGATATTTTTGTTTCTTCTTTTTGTGCCATATTCTTATCCTTTTTTTAGGAAGGGAGGTTTTATCCCCCCTATCTTATTTTTTTTATTTAAAGATCGAGCCGTAAATATCCATTATTTGATTGGTTACGTCTTTACCAGCACTTACTTCGCCACCATTTTTTTTACGAATACGATAATTATCGGCACCACCAGTCCATTCCATATGGACTTGACCTCCAGCACTTTTCTCAACGGGAGTGTTTGCATTTTGACCTTCAGCCCAACTTGGCATCGTGGCAACTGTTGAAACATCCCCACCTACGGCGTGTTTGGATCGGGTGTTTCCATTGATAAAGTTTTCAGTGGTTAGCTCGTGATCACTAACAAAACTATTAAGAGAGGTTTCGTATTTCATGCCTTTTGGGGATAAAAAGAAAGAATTAGCTGACATTTTTTTGCCTTATTATTGTTTTTATTACCTATTTTAACTGATTTCTTGGGGAGAGCCCAACAAATTATTTTCATCCGATAAACTAATATCGTACTCCTCCAGTTGAGGTGGCTCAATTTCTGGTATTTGGGAGGCCCCTTGCAACTCTAGCTTTGATTTTTCGATCAAAAACTTTAATTGAGCTTCGTAAATGGCTGCGATTTCAATGTTTTTTTGCTTAGTGACTTCCCCTTTTTCTTTTAACAATTCAAATTCAGCTTTAACTTTCTCTCTCATTTCTTCACTAATCAATTTTTGTTTAGCTAAGTCAGCTTCACTTTGAGCTTTTTCCGCTTTCAACATCAACTCTTTATTGTTTATCTCATGTTTATTTTGCAAATCTTGTTGCAAAAGTTGGTTTTGAGCCTGCGACTGCTGTTGAGCTTGAGCTTGAGCTTGTTGTTCAGCCTCCATCTGTTGCTGCTGCTGTTGTTGAATCACTTCTTCAGGAAGCAAAAGCTCGTTTATATCGTCAATTTTCATAATCTTATACAATCTTTCATAAATCGCATGCATATTGTGAATTTGTGGATTTTGCATGGCATTTTCAAGCACTGCTTGCATACGAATTAATTGGGATGCAGAATTCGCCATCGTGGGGTCGACAGCCGATACTATTTGAATAAGTGGGGAATACACTTCTCCATACGTAAATGGAAAATCTGGAATGATAAGTTTATCTTTCCAGTCTTCGCGCAAAATCTTGTGAAGAATTCTAAACATTTGATTTAAACCGAATTGGAAATTCTGCATAACAACTGACATCGGTTTGGTTTCTTTGTCCATTAAAGCCAGTAAAAAATTCCCTTGAACATTGGCTGGAAGGTTTTCCAATGTAACAGTTGAGAGTCCAGCGACTCTATTAATTTGTTCGCGAGTTTGGTTTAAAAAATCATTATACATAGGGTTAGGCTGCGCAAACTGGAGGGGTACTAAGGCTTCACGGGCACTTGCGGAGCTGATCGGAAGTTGGTTGACCGCCCCATATTTTAGATTAATAGTCGACTGTTGAAGTGCTAGATCCTTCGACATAATAATGGTTTGCGAATTGGCAAGTCCTAGAGAAGAAGTTAAATCTCTAAATATTGTAGTAGCGGTGTTATGCAGTCCAATACAAGTTTGAGCCAGCCCCATACCCCAAAAATCGATTCCGTCTAAAAAGGTAAAATTAAACATGCTTTGACGTTTTTTTACTTCGCCATCTACAATATCCCACATTTCGTCCAAAGCCATTACCGTTCCCGTTTCTTTGTGAATATGAAGGGTATAAGGGTAATAAATAAAATTTTTAGCTGGATCGTCCGATAGAATAGCCGGATCCTGGTTATTTGCTGCACATTCCCAAAACTGAATTTCAACAAATGTATAGTATTTAACTTGATCGGAGGTTTTTGTAATATCGTCAATGCTTGAAATTCGTTGCTCAACTTCTCTTACTGACTGCGTGTCCATCCCTGAATCAGTACCGTTATCGGGGTAAACAGTCACATCTCGAAAAATTCCTTTGGACTGGTAAATGTTTAATTCTTCTTCGGATAACATATAAACATGACCAATCCATCTTGCCGCTTCCAAGGACGGTTCGTTAGGATTAACTAAAATATTTTCAGGGGGAATCATGCGAACTGTGGGACGGTTTAATATTGGATCAAAGAAAACTTTGCAAATTGCTGACCCCGTTAAAAATGCTGATCCAATTGCCTTTTTTAACTCTGGAATCCATTCGCTCCACTCACAGTTAAATTTATTGTTGATGTCTTCCTCGATAATTTGGGCATACTCGTCTAATTGTTTAATGAGTTGATTCCCTTCTGGGGAGGCGTTTATTAAATTCCGATTTCGTATTTCTGTGGTTGCGATTTTATAAGGAGATAAAATTTCAGCTGTGAACTCATTTTTAAGTTGTATCCATGTTTGTAAAAAGGTTGGGTCAACAATGGATGACTCCATATTGTTCGATTTACTGCCACTTTTGTCGCGATATTGGGTTAATCCCAATGCATTTAATGATGTTTTGATCATTTGCATGAAATTATTTCGAGCGGCGTACTCATCTTCAGTTCGAATCCTTTGCTCTCTACCAAGACTAGAAATGTAGGAAGGAGATAGGATATTAGCTAAATTTTCGGAATTTAGGTCGTTGGATTCCATGTTGATTGGCTCATTTTAATTTGTTATTGTTATTGGAATAAGAATAGCAATAAATGCGTGAAAATTGAAATCGAATCCAAAAAAAAAGTATCCCCAACCCTATACGGAAAAACCGCGCAATCGTGCTTTAAGTAAAAAAGCTGACGAAGCTAGCCCTATTCTATTATCGGTGGAAGAAGCCGCAGAATACACAGGTTTCAAACGGGATACCTTATATCAAAAAAGAATCTTCATGGATCACATCCAGCTAAGTGGATGGAATGGAAAAATCTATTTTCCCTTGGATTCATTGGAAAAATTCGTTCGAAGCAACGTCGTTTATGGCAAAGTAAAAAAAATTTATAATAATAAGGATAGTCATGGCCAAAACAGAAACACAAAAAATTGAGCACACCTATAGAAATTTTTTATCACCCGAAAGACGTGTGATTTTTCCGGTCACGGAAAGAGACGTGCCAGGTGGCGTTTACGATCCCCTACCGTATTTTAAGAAAGGATGGCAGAACAAAAATCGTAAGCCATTTGATTCCGATTTGACATCAAAATTAATGATGGAGCATATTTCCACCGATGGTTTTGAGCCAGCACAATACAAAATGTTATTGTTGGAATATGACGCGACAAACGAATCCTATTATAATTTACCCGATAACGATTCGTTACAACTTTTTGATAACACAAACGATATGCGAACAACATGGGTCATCGGTAAAGTGTTAAAACTTGGACGCGGTTGTTTCGCTTCAGATCAATTTTCCTTAGGTGCCGAATGCACGGTGGGAGACTGGATTATGTGTTCCCTTGCAAACGGCGACCGCTTCAGAATGAAAAACGTACCTCTTTTACTGGTAAATGATGTAAATTTTATTGGTTTAATTGATGATCCAAGAGGCTTTACGAATGCGTAAAACTTCGGAATTTTTTCCGTTATTGAACCCCCATGATTCAAACGGTTTATTCGAACCAATGGATTTTTGGGAAAAGAATGCGTGGCAAAACAAAAATCGTCGAATATGGACAGCGGAAGAAATTGAAGAACTTTGCCCAGAAGAAAGTAGGGACTTTGTCAAAAATCTAACCATTTCTGATACATATGTTTTGTTATTAAATTTCAACAGAGATATCGCTGAAAATCAAATAATCAACCCTGATAAATACACTAGGACAACTGCATATATTGGTAAAATAATTCAAATGGGAAAAGAAGTTTTTACTAAAAGAAATTTCCCCCAGGGTGCATCGGCAACGTATAATGACTGGGTAACTTATATGCCATTGGAAGGGAGAGCCCGTAAAGCTAAAAAAAATGTTTTCACAATAATTAAAGACAAACATATTTCCGGCCTAGTGCAAGACCCGTCCGAATTCAACTATTATTAATAGGTAAACAAAATGAATAACAATAATGAATTTTTAGACTACGAAGAAATAGAGTTTCCGGCTCCAAATTGGGAAATGAAGGATGAACCCGAAGCTGTTCAAGAGCAAACTCAAAAAAAACCCAAACCTTCCCAAGCTGATCGTTTGCGCAGACAAAATGACGAGCTAGTTCAAGAATTAAACCGATTAAAAAATGAAAATCTTTCTTTAAATAAAAAAGTTTTAGATGTTGAAACAACTAAACTTGAACTTCTAAATACTAATGTTTCGTGGGCTAAAAAGTTGGCAGTCGAAGACAACGATTCTCAAACTGAAATGGATGCTGAAAAACATTTAAAAAAAATAGAACGTGAATTTAACGAGTTGGAGAGAGAAAAAGATAGGATTGCTCAACAAGAACAAAACTACCATAGATCTTCTGTATCAAGTGAATCCGAAAGACTGATGAGTGATTTCTTAGCTAGGAATCCATTAATAAACTTTAAAGATCCCACCAATCCAAATTATTCACCAAAAGCATACCAAATTGCGCAGGACGCGTCCGAACGGTTATCCATGAAATATAAAATGTCAGGGCGTGGAGAAGAAGAATTTTCAGAAGGGTATTTTCACGAGCTGGAGCAACAATTTAAAAAGGAGATCGGCATGGTCGATAATGCATCAAATAATTACAATAGAAGAAATTTTAGTAGCCCGGTCAGTAACAATAACATAAATCAAAATTACAGTTATGGTCGGGAACCACAATTATCAAGGGAAGCTCAAGAAACAATGAACGGTTTTATGGCTCTTGCTAAAACGGATGAGCAAAAAAAAATGTTGCGAAAACGATATATGGATGCCGCTCGAAACAATTACCAAAATCCAAATATTAATTCATTTTAGGAGAGTAAAATGTACGACATTGCAGAAAATGAAATTGACGAATTTTTAAATTCAATCAAAGCAAAAGACCCACGCGCTGCTTTTATAAACGCGCAAGTTCATGATTACAAAAAACCAAAAAACGTTCCTGGTACTGACATTAATCCGGAGAATATCCCCGACGGAATGATTTATGGTGAGGTTGAATTTCACAATTCATCGGAAGGTATCTTGTATCAAAATGTTGAGGCACATCGAGACGCTGGCTGGGAGGACGTGTATATTTATAATCATCCTGAATTGACTTCGGTTTCAAAACGTACTCGAGAGCAATTGGATAAAACAGGGTACCAAAGAAGGAATAAAAATCAATATGAAGATTTTGACCCCGATGAACATTTAATCAAAAGAAAAGGGTTACTGATGATGCAAAAAGATCTGAACGCGCAGAGAGCTTATGAATATGATTTGCATGAAGTTACTCGGTCAAATAAAAAAAATATCACGCAAGATGGTTTTAACTCATTGAATAATGAGTTTGGTATGAAAATAAAAATTGAGCGTGATACCCAAGAAAACTTGCCTCGGATGAATACGCCCAAATTATTTGACCACACAATGTAAAGAAATCCCCCCCTCTAAAGGAGGGGGAAGATTTTTAGAGCCCTAAATTTTTTAAATACTGCGACCACCACACCATCATTTCTTTTCGTTCGGATAAATATTGAGCATGGTTATAGGAAGCTCTTACCTTATTTCTATCACAATGGGAAAGCTGTTTCTCGATCACGTCGGGCTTAAAACCGTTTTCGTTTAAAATAGTCGAAGCGGTTGCTCGAAAGCCGTGTCCAGTAACTTTTGAGTGGTATCCCATTCTATAAAAACTATACAACATCGTGTTTTCACTCATGGGTTTTAAAAAATTATTTACCTGTGGGAATATATATTTACTTTTCCCTGTTATGTCCTTCATTTGATTTAATATTTGCAAGCATTCTTCAGACAAATGCACAATGTGAAAACGATTGTTTTTCATTCTCTCTGCGGGAATTCGCCATTCTGCCTGATCAAAATTAATTTCTTCCCATAAAGCGCCGCGCAGTTCACCGGTGCGGACAAACGTTAACATGAGAAATTTAATAGCTAATTTAACGTGTGCGGAACCGTCAAATTCATTTAACTTTTGGATAAATTCTGGCAATTCGATTTCAGATAAATGCTTATAGTGTGTCACTGGCGATGTTTTTAGAGCGCCTTTTAAATCAGAAGTTGGATTGGAAACGGCTTTCCCACTTGAAATAGCATATCGAAAAATTTCACCACAAATTTGTAGTGCACGATGCGATAATACGGTAGCTCCTCTATTTTCGATTTTTTGCAAAAATGATAATACAGTCATAGGTTGTATTTGAGTTATGGGTTTTGACCCAATACCTGGAAAAACATCATTAACTAGGATTTGCCATACATTTTTTGAATGTTTTGGAGACCAGTTTAATTCCTTTTTCTTGTACCAATCCCGCGCTACCAACTCAAAAGTATTTTTGTACAGGGCTTCCCGTTCCATTTTTAATGTTTTTTGAACTTCAATTGGATCTTCGTTATTAGCTAAAATTCTTTTTGCGTGATCCCTTTTGTCACGTGCTTGAGCAATCGATACTGACGGATACACACCCAATGATAGGCACTTTTCTTTTCCCATAAAAAAATACTTCATTCTCCAATATTTGCTATCATTTGGATTAACCAACAAATACAAGCCTTCTGCGTCATAAACTTTGTAGGATTTTTCTTTTGCACGTGATTTTTTAATAATTCCTTCGGTAATCATATGGGGTAACTCCTTTTTACTATCTCTATTAATTAAATTTATACCCCAATATATTTCATCGGTCAACGCATTTTTTAAACATGGTCATTTTAGGAAAAAATCAGTAAAATATTATGTATAAAAATAACAATAAAAGAGTTCAAAAATGCACAATTACGAAGACACACCTGACGAAGTTATTGCTCACTTTTCCCCACAAGAATTAGAAATTTTAACGATGATTCAAGGGGGTGATCATAAGGACGATCGCACAGGGCTTGCGTCCTTTGCACCGTTATTAAAAATTTTGATGCATCCAGAGGTGACTAAAAACCTCCATTCTTTGAACAATTTCCGTCCAAAAGAAGAAGGTATAGGCAAGTTAATTGCCGATCAAGGGCGTTTTGGAGATAGTAAAGCTGCGGTTTTACCCCGTCCAATAGCAGAACTTTTTGACGAAATAATGAACAAAGGTGAGCCTTCGATTAATCCTCACACTGGTAAAAGGGAATATTGGGGATTGAGTGATCTTTTCGGAGGCATTAAAAATGTTGTGTCTTCAGTCCTTCCCTCTATTGGTGGGTTAGTTTCAAAAGCCGCCCCTATGATTGGTGGATTGGCGCAAGAAGGAATATCTAAGCTTGGTAACATGGCTGGCATGGGGGACTTGGGTAATCAAGTCGGGTCGGCAATTGGGGGCGCTGTAAATAACATTGCTTCATCTGGTGGGCAATCCCTACAAAACGGTTCGTTTGATCCAACCTCATTTTTGAAAAACGCAGCCGGTCAAGTGGGAACTGCTGTTGCTCCACTTATATCTCAAGGAATTCAAACCCTTGCTCCAATGGCGGGGAACGCGGCGCAAGGAGGGTTAGCAGCGCTTGCGGGAGAAGCCGGTATTCCCCCAGAATTAACAGACTCAATAGGTGGACTGGTCAACAAAGGTGTGACTTCATTGGGAAATATGGCTGCCCCAGTAGCTGGTGATTTAGTGCGTCATCTTTCAAACAATCTTATGGGTGGAAGTGCCCCAACAGAGGGGCTAGCACAAGCGGGGATGACAAGTTCAGGAAACCAAGTCTTAAATAATTATGGAAACACTCCTGTGGGAGCAGGCGTTGGAACCGCACTAACATCTGGAGGAGCAGGCATGTCGCCCCAAGAATCCATGATGACTGGAACACAGGCAGGGATAAACCAAATGCAAAACCCACTTTCGAGAGCAGCTGCGCAAGGCGGTTTTAACAGCTACAACGCATATCGAAACGGTGCGTCCCCAATGAATTCTGTACGTACTGGTTTAGGTATGGTCGATCCCGAACTGCGAACAGCTGCACAAAACCAAGGACTTAACATAATGCGAAATATGGGTCGAAGAGCATTTAACCGTCAATCCCGTGTATAGGTGAATAATGGAAGAAAATATTCCTTTAGAAATGGGTATGCTGAACCCTTCAATGGATGAAATTCCGGTCGAAGAGGATGATCTCATTGCGCATATGGATAAAAAAGAAATTGAAATGTTATCCAGCATCCAACCTTCAGGTATTGTTCGGAATAATCCATGGAAAATACCGGAATTGCACGAACTATGGGATATGATTCAATCGCAGCCAGAAGTCAAAGAAGAGGTACGCGGAACAATACAAGAACATATTATGTCTGATAGCGGTGAAAAAGATCATTTGGCTGCGGCAGATAAAAAAGAACTACATCAAAAACCACAAAAACTTCATAACGAATTGTTTGGGGAATCTCGAGTTGCAGAAGCAATCGGTCACCAGGGAACAAATGGTGATAACGAAATTGTGCTAATGCGTAAAGGACTTTTGACTTTTTTATGGGATAGCGTCCCACCCGGATACGAAAAAAAATATATCAACGTCAACGAACATACGGGTTTTCCAGAATTTGGCTTATGGTCAGGAATTCTAGGAGGTTTAGGCGCTGTCGTTGGATCTGTTGTACCAGGAATCGGTACGATGTTGGGTGCATCCATTGGCTCGGGGGCAGGAGCGCTAGGTGAACATGTTTTTTCTTCAAATGATAAAAAACCTGAAAGAAATGCATCGCCAGAAAATCCAAATGATTATTACATGGATGATGAGGATGAGGAAGAAGACACGGCGAACCGTGCAAATTATGATTCATTAATCGATTCGGGTGCGACGGTAATTAATAGTCTTTTAGGTGGAAAGAAAGATACTGAAAATCCTTATGTTGGAGCGGGTAAGAAATTATTAAAAAGTATGTTTGGTTCAGAAGAACCTGAACAAAAACTGAATCGTGCAAATTCAATTGATCGTTCGAATATGGCTAAATATTATAAAAAGTTGGAGGAAGCCACGCGCGAAAAACGTGAATTCAACACAGGTTTATACACTGATTTCATGGCTAGGTACCATCCGAAAAGTAAAAAAATTAACGCTTCTCTTGTGCATGCGCCAGAAAAAAATGAAAAGGTTTTTCCACAATCACCCAACCAATATAAAGAAGGGGGGGAAGTCATTCGACACATAAAGCCTATTCGTAAATCTCTTTATTTAAAAGGGGATGAGTCAGGGCAAGCAGATAATATTTATGTCAAAGTCCCAGAACACACCTTTATTATAGATGCTCAGACGGTAAGTCTCATAGGGGATGGTAACTCAGAAAACGGAAAGCTAAGACTGGATGAGATGATAAAACAAATTCCTAGTTTCAAGGTTGAAAACCTCAGAGATGTTGACTGTGCGTTAGCTGCAGGCGAATACGCTATTACTCCTGATAAAGTTGCTGGTTATGGTAACGGAGACATCAGAAAAGGAATTGAGATTCTTAAAAGTTTTGTAAAAGAAATCAAAAAATACAAGAAACTTGAGGTTAAAACAATACCTAAACCTACTAAGAATTTGTTTGCATACCTTAAAAAAAACATAATGATTGGATTGAAAAATGACGCCTGAAGAACGCTTAGCCGCACTCCAAAAAAAATTTGACGATGCATACGATTCTTACATAAAAATTGCGAACACGGAAAATGCATCCCCACAATTAAAATCTCAGGCAACTCACTCTTTCTTAGCGGCTCACAATGATTTGGAAGCTGAAAAAAATATATTAGGTTTACCTTCAAAAGATGAAGAGGTTAAAAAACTTAATGAAAGATCGCTTCAGGCACAAAGAGAAGCAGATAATGCTAAAAAGTTATTGGATAAAGCGTCTGAAGAAAAAGATAAAACTAAAAAAGAAGCTGAAGAAGCAAAAAAAAGAACTGACGAATTAATTAGGAAATCTATTTTAGCGCATGAAGAAGCTAATAAAGCCATCGAAAAAACTAATTCTTTGCTTAGACCTTCTGCTGCGCGCGCACCAACCAAACCCATTGAGGATTTCAGTTCTGCGGTGGCAGCTGCAAAAGAAGAAGCACAACAGAAAATCGCTCAATCGCGTCAACAATCTGCAACTTCGAAAGAAGATAATCTTGCACGGCAAGAAGCGCATGCTTTGGAACGCGAGGCAAAAAAAGAGGCCAACCAAGCTGCGGGAACTAGGGCAGCCACGGAAGGAAGAGATGCTTCAAAAGCTATGCGTGAAATTACTGGTATGGGTCAACCAAGGGCAGCTCAAACTGCAGGCCCTATTCCGGACGTTGAGGAAATGTCGGATGCCCCTTTGTCCGATCCTAATAACGATGATAGCTTATTTAATGAAGCAAAAGCAGCGACTGGGAGGGCTGATCCAAATTTGGTTGCACCCTCCTTGGCTACGTTACCCACTCAAAATTCTTCAAACATGCGAAGGTTCGGTTCTTTGGTGGGAGCACTTCCACCAACCCAACAACAACGGGTAACCAACCCTTACACGCAGCCCATTGCACGTTCAAATCCTACTGAAGTTGAGGCAATTAGAGACGCGGAAGCTCGAGAAAAACTTGCTCAAGAAAACGCGACGATCAACGCTTTTCCATCACAACAATTACACTATGATCCACAAGATTTAGATGAAAATGTTGATACGCAGGCTGCTATCCGTGATCAACTTTTGCAAACATTGTTTCAATCGTTGAAAATCCCTTATCCAGAATTACCTTTGGAACAAATTTTTGCTGATGAAAGCGCAACGAAGCTTAAATCGGATCAACAACTAATGGATTTTCTACGTCACCAATTTGATCTCGATGACGTGAAAAAAATGCAAGACTACAGCACAGGAATTAAAAATACTGAAAATGAAGTAGGCAATACCTTAAGAGATCTGGTCAGACAAGATACGATTTCTGAACAGACGAATCCTTATATTAAAGCTGGTACCGAAAACATTACAGGCGATGCGCTTAAAGAATTCTCCAACCCACAGGTACAAGAGAGGATGGATTTTTTGCGTCGAATCGCTTTAGAACAGTTCAAAGAAGCGGCGGAAGAACGAAAAAAAGAATTTACGTCGAATCTTCACAGACAATTTCCAGGGCATTCTTTTTTCAATAGTGCGCGTGTTGCGGCAGAAAAGAAATTCATGGACGCAGAGTTACGCCGTGAAAAGGATTTAGAAGATCGCCTTCTGAACGAAAGGTTTAACGCAGAAGAAGCGGAACGAAACCGTGCTGAAAGGATTCTTGCGGGTAATAGACAAAATAATTTGTCTGGTGCTGAAACTGCTTCCAAGGTTGCATCCATGGCTAACGTGGCTCGAAATAGCGCCGCGCAATCTCTTATGAGTCATGCCCGCGAGAAACGTCAAAACCATTTGCAAGGTATTAACACTATTCGTGGTTTGGGTGGGGAAGAAACCGCAAGGACACAAGAGAAAATGAATGTCATGAATGCACAACGGGCGAATGCGGCAGCTAATAGCAGGAACCTTCCAGCTCAATTGTTAGCCATGACGAACGAAGCTCCATACCCCGGTTTACCGTATGATCAAGCACCTACTTATGTTGCGCCTCCTATTCGTTCGAGAGCAGGAGAAATGTACGCACAAACTAAAATGAATTCAGGTGCTGGAACTCCTTCATCTGGTGGTTCGGACTTATTAAATACCGGGGTAAACGCTGCTTCGACTATTTTACAAAACGTTTTGGGGACAAGAAAATGAGATTAAAATTAAAAAATGGTGGGATCGCTGAATCCCTTTTAAATATTACTCGTAATAATTTCATGAGTCCGCCAGTCCATAATGCTCAAACTCAAGCGCCAGAAGACGACGAAGAGTTAAACAATAATTTTGACAGAACTTTGGGCGCTACAATGCTTGCTCAACCTTTAAGTGGTACGACTGCATTGCAAAATTATGGACAAGGTTATCTGGCTGCGGATCAACAAAGAAACGAGCAATTAAAGCAAAAACAAGCATACACGATGCACGGCGAAGAATTGAAGCAAAAGATGGTCAACACCTTGATTGCCGTGGATGAATATAAACAAAACCTCGAATTTAAAAACCGGGAGTTAGATGTTTCTGCATCCCAGAAAAATAGGCAGTTGGATGAAATGGAAAGACACAATTTGGCATCCGAAGAAATTACAAATAATAAAGCGATGCAAAAAAATATGTCTGATCAAATGTCACCGATTGATAAAATAATAAGTGAAGGGGAAGAGGCGAAGAATGCGTTGCAGACCTATGCAAGAATGAAGCAAAATCCTGATGTTGTACCCCAATTAAACCATACCTTAAGTGGTAATTACAAAATTACCCAAGGAACTAATTCTACAATAAAAAAATTATTAGGAAGCCCAACTTCAGAAGACTTTATTAAAGAAGCAGAGCTTTCCCATTACCCAACACGATTGTCGGGTAGCATAGCAAATGCTTTGAAAAATAAAAATGTTGATCCAAAAACTATTGATTTAAAAGTTAAGGAATTTAGAAAAGCAGTAGCCGAAAAAATGCCCAAAAATATTAAGGATATTGATGCAATCGCTAAAAAAATATTAGGAGGGGTTGAATAATGGGCAAAAAGATTGGAGCTGCAGCGAGGGGAGGCTTGAAAGGATTAGCTTCATACCTTGATACCATTACTGCTTTATACGATATCCCTGTCGGTGTTTACGACAAAATTATGAACGAACCGGGAAAATCTCATCCTGACAGAACTAAACGATGGTTCGAAAAATGGGTTGAAAAAAAAATAGATGAGGCTACGGGATATAAATACCATCCAGCGGAATTAACGGATGCTGAAAAGAACATTGAAGAAAAAGCCAATATAATTGCTGGTGCTGCATCTCCTAAACGTTGGGGACAGAAAGCAGCGTTAGCGTTAGCTACTGATTATGCAGGTAAAAAATTAGCTGAAAATGTTGACCAGTCAACAAAGGGTGGAAGAGCAGTAACAGCGTTAGCCCCCCTTGCAGTGCCCACAGCTGTTTCGAGCGCTGGAAAAACAGTTAAAAACACCTTAAAAAATAAAATCATAGATAAGCTTGACCCTGAACTTGTGGAATTAGCAAAAAAAGGAGATTTTAACCCCGTTGTGACAGCTTTGATGGATTCAAAAAACCCTTCAGCAAAACGCTGGCAAGGTTATTTGAACAACATCATTCAACAAAGCGGGGGTGAAAGCGGCAAGGTTGGTATTGAAAAATTTTTAGATCAGATGGCTGAACAAACTACTGGGAAAAAACGAAAATCAAAATTGAATGAGGAAAACGCGGCAGCGAAAGTTTTAGACGAGTCAGTTTCTGGATTGAATGAGAAATGGAAAGAGCCGAAAGACTTAAAAAATAAAGTTATTGAATCGGTTAAATCTCTCGATAAGTCGGAAGGTATTTCCAACGTTGATCATGCAGATTTAATTGCTAGAATTAACGAAAAGTTTCCTAACAATG